AATTGTTTCTTCACATGATTTATCATAATCGTCATATAATTCACCAACCTCATAATAACATTTTTCTAACCCAAAATATTTTAACATTTTTTATTAAATTAACAAATTTTAACTTTAAATTATTTTTATTATTTTATTTTAAAACTTGATAATACTTTTTGCTTTTCTTCTTTTGTTAAATCGTATTCTTTGTATTCTATCTTTTGTGTTAAAATATTATTTTCACGAATATAATCCAAAAATTCTCCTTCTGCATATTCTTTGCTACTTTCTATAAGCATTCTTCCAACTGCTGTAACAATACTTCCTAATTCTTTTAAAATTAAATTTCCTTGACCTCTTCCTAAAAATCCATAAGTTGAATTCAATGATACTTTTATAGCTAATTGTGTAGAGTCAAGAATACTTTCAAGTAATTTATTACCATCTTTTGCAGCTTTAGCCATTTCTCGTTTTACTCTTTTACGTTCAGCATATAATTCTTCTAATAAAGCTGGTAAAACTCCTTTATTGACAACTTCGCCAGTTTCAGAATCAATGTGTGGTTGTACAATTGTATAATCATAACTAACATCTTTTTTCTGATATTTTTCATCTGATGATCTTGTTTTTTTTAAAGGATCATGTATTCTACAATAATAATCAAAGTTTTTTTTACCATTTTCACTTTTAATTTCAAAGAATGCAGGTTTACCACAAACTTCACCTTTACTTTTACCACTTTTACCAATTGCTTCACAAGTTTGACGCAATTTATATTCTATTTGATCATCCCATTTTATCCTTTCATAATTTACATCTTTTATACCTAAATAGTTTTTATTTAATACAAATGAACTATAACATAAATTTCTACTAATCATAATAGTTGGATATAAACTAGCAAAATCTAAAACTGCAACATTATCATCTAAATAAATACCTGTCTGTGGTTCTAATACAGTAGCACCTGTAAAACTATCTTCAACAGCATCGTCTTTTGAAAAAATTCTCGATACAGAATAATCTTTATGTTTATATGTGTATTTTACATTAAAGATTTCATGAACTAATTCTGTATCTGATAAAACAATAAAAGTAGTATCGTCTATTATTTCTGAAATTTTACCAGTTATTTTTGTCATTTTTGAATTACCTAATTGACTTTTTCCAATATTTATATCAATATAAAGTTTATTGTCAAATTCTTCGTCAAAAGGATGTGGATCTTTACACTTTACATAAATTGGAAAACTATCTTCGTTAAAATTAGTATGAGGTACTAAAAAATCCATTTGTCTAGATTTTCTTAATAATTGAGAAAATACTTTGATTGTTTGCCCTCTTGTTGTCAAGAATCCAATTGGAACAAAAGTAACATTTGCCAATTGCATAATATTTGTTAAAATTAATTGTTTATCGACTAATTTTTGTAAAAGAGCTGTATCTTGAATGCAATAAAGTCCAATTTGCTTTATCTTTTCTGGATCTCCTTGTTGATAGTAATCGAATATTTCTTTTGCACTTACATCATGTTTATTTTCTTTTAAAATTTCTGATGCAATAGAATCTAACTTGTAACTTGAATATTTTTTCATTCCACGTTTATAATGAATTAATAGGTCATAATTTAAACGACCTGGTATATAAATTCTATTAAATTCAGAATCACCATATGCACTAGAACTAAATACTTCTTTTTTAATATCTGCTTCAGTTTCTGTCATTCTACTCAACATTTTAAAAAAATATCCTGATTTTTTTGTTTTTGTACCGTATGTTTTAACATTTAATAAACCTAATAAAACAGCTCTTTCTGTTAAATACATACAATCAAAAGAATCTCCATTATAAGTATAAAAAATATCAGGATCCATTTTTGATATTATTTCAACCCAACGCTTAATTAATTCCTTTTCTGTTTTACATTCTTCTACAATAACATTTGGATCATCTATTTTATTACACTTTTTTAATGTAAGTAAATGTTTTATAAGAGTATCTTTTTCATTTGTATAACGATACATAGTAGCAATCTGAAAAATCTCGTTTGGATAAATTGATGATATATTAGACTGCAATGAATTTTCATTTGATTTTATTTTAAATTTAGGGTCCGGAAATGTTCTATCATGACTGTATACTTCTATATCCCATGAAGCTTGTAAAAAATTAGCTATATCTTGTGTTTCTTTAAGTGAAACAACAGATTTTCTATCTATTGAAACTTCCAATTGTGTTGTAGCAGTATCCTGAGTAAAATGATACTTTCCCTTTGGAAGTTTTATCCACCCTGCCATTAAAATATCTTTAATATGACAATATCTCATAAAAGGTTCGAAATTACTTTCATATAATTTAAATTTAGTTGGTGATTGTGTGACATTATTTATTGTAACTGGTTTTTTAAACATCCATCTACTCTTTAATAATGCAGAATAACTACTAAATACTAATTTTACAAATTTATACTTTTTACCATTTCTAAAACCAAACAAATCCTTTTTCTCAACAATACATGATTTATGTTTTCCATTTTCTTTTACTAACGCATTACTAAAACTTTTTAGCATATAACTTGATTCTATATAATTTAAAAAATGATGTAATTTAATTTTATTAAAATCACTAGGAACTTTTATATAATAAAATGGTTTAAATCCTGTTATTTTACATGTAACTGATACACCTTCTTTTGTTGCACCAAAACAACGAATTACATATACACTTTTATCTTTTGAAGAATTGTCACTTTGTGTATTTTCCAATTCGTCACAATCATCATAATCTTCTTCATCTTGTGCCCACCATTCAATTATTTGCATATCTATATCGGAATTACGTAGATTATCTAAAATATTACTTTTATATACATTTCTATAGTATTTTTCCATAATTATTTGTTATATATAAATGTGTTTTTAATTTCATTTTTTATTTTAACGTAATGAATGTAAAAAATATAAAAGTAATTAAAAAAGAGTTAATTGTCAGTAAAGGTACCTTGCCGTATATCATAAAGGTACCTTGCCGTATATCATAAAGGTACCTTGCCGTATATCATAAAGGTACCTTGCCGTATATCATAAAGGTACCTTGCCGTATATTGACAGCGTTGGTAAAGGTATGTAAAAAGTAAAATATAAATATAAAACATATTAATATATGACATTGTCAAATGATATACTTTATAATATTTATTTTTATATAGATGATTATTGTACAGCTAGTAATTTTTGGTTACTTTCTAAAGATTTTAATAAGAATTATATGAAAAAATATAATAAAACATATAAACATAAATTTATGTTGTTATTTAATGATATATTTACATTTTTTTCATTGATGCCTTTTAAAAATAATACTCATTCGGATATTGATTTTTACGAATTAATTACTGTTCAAATCGCCAAGAATGGTGATAAAGTGATGTTGCGAAATGACATTTACTTTATATATCGTACTATTAAAAATTTTTTCTTTTATTATTTAACATCTAATAATACAGATCCATTTTATTTTAGTATATTAAAAAATATATCGTATGCAGTTATATTACAAGGACATGAATTTTTATTAGATAATATCAAAATAGAATTTAATAGGAATTTAATAAAAATTACTAATAAATATAAACGAGAAATATTTCTAGATAACTTAATGAATCTAGAAAAAAGTTATGAAAATTATGATGAATTACGTTTACAAATTACCATGATACAATGATACCATGATAACAATCATAACAATGATACAAATTACCATGATACAATGATACAATAAAATTTTAATTAAAAAATTTTAATTTAAGAAATGTTCTTTTATTTTTAATACAGTCATCTATATTTTTATAAATTGTATAATCTAAATTATAGAATTCTAACATTTTATTTTTATAAAATCTACCATTTATTCTCATTCTTTTATTAGTTATAGGATTTTTTACATAAATCATATCGTTTACTATAATATTTTCTCTATTTAATAAAAAATTATAATAATCAGTGTTTATTATAGATAAAAAGTGCTTGAAATTATTATAGTTTTCTAATATTAATTTATCTTTATAATAGAAACGTTTTATATTGCATATTTCTTTTAAATTTCTAAAAGCACAATAATGACAACAATAATATAATTTAGTAAATAAAAAATCTATCTTTTTATACATGAATATTTTTTTTATCGTGCATATATTTAATAAATATCTTGATATAGGATATATTGTATCATAGTCCATCTTAATTAACTTGTGATGCATATATGAATTTATATATACATAAAATTTTATTTTAAGATCGTAAAAAATATCATTGTATATATTTTTTTTAGGAGTTGATAAATTTAAAAAATTTATTACATATTTGTTATATATATTATTATTAACATATACATCAATATTAATTAACATGTAAAAAACAAATAAATCAAATAAATAAGGGTATCCTGTTATATCACATTTGTTTTTTAAACAATACATCGTTATTTTTTTGTACAAAAAATTAATATAGTCGTTTTCAGATATAATAGTTAATTTTTGATTATAATAATTATTTATATTCATCCGAATAAGATTATAAAAACTGTACAAGTTGTTATTTTTTATTCTATATATTTTATTGTACGAATCATTCACTATTTCATTTTCATAATATAGATTTAAATGATGTATTACTATATTATTTTCTAAAGAAGATATAATAGATTTTAATTTTTTATTACAACATTTTATTATACAAATTTCTTTAAAAGATATATATTTAGTTAGTTCATAAATAATATCACTGCATAATTTATCTAACATGAGTTTTTCATTCAGTTTCTTTATACATTAATTAATAATATTTTCATTTTTTAATTATACTAAAATACGACCATGACAATCTATATTATTTCTATATTTCTCAAACCATATATTAATAACCTTTGGTTTTTCTGTAAATTCAATATTTAATTCTTTTTCTAATTCTGGAAATGTATAATTGTATTTAATAGAATACCCTATACTTTCTATATACATTTTTAACATTTTAAATTGTTCTTCCGAAATTTCATCAGGAGTTATAGATTCTCCATATAAAAGTCTTGCTCCGTCTACTAATATTTTCATTAGTAATTGAAATGGCGATATGTTTTTTTCTATTAATTCGTTTGATAAAGAAATAGAATAAGTACATGGTGATTTAGGATAACCTGAAAAAATTATTTTTATTACCTTGTCTATATTATTTCCTAAACAATTGTCATCTTTATTATTCATTAATATATACACGTAAAAAAAAAATACATAATTAAACAAATTATGCACGAAATGCATAAATAATATAAAATAACCTATAATAACACTTAGTCAAGATCGCTAATTAAACATTCTTCGTCTTCATCTGAATCTGATATATCATTAATTTTTTGATTTACTCTTTTATTAATTTCATTTAAATATAGGTTTTGTAATATTTTTTGTTTACCATATGAATCATTAGATACATAATTTAATTTTAGTTGTAGATTTTCTAAAAATCCATTTTCAAAATTTGTAATAAATACATTTACATATTCTAAAATATCTTTTAAATATTGATCATCTTTATATATAGTTGTAATCCTAATTTTATTTTCATATTTTTCAACTAATTTTGAAAGTGGCATTTCAAGTAAATGCATATAAATATGTATTTGTGTTTTTTCATAATCTCGCAATGAAGTAAAAAAACCACGCATTCTATTTTTTACTTCTACTATATAAGATTCATTTTCACCTTTTTCATCTTTATAGATTCCATCCATTTTTCCTCCAATGTACCAATCAAATTTTGAATTGTTTGATATTTCTAAACGATGTTTATAAAAAGTTTGTGATGTATCTAATTTGACATTAAAACGTTTTTCAAACATTTCAATAGCAGAATCTTCCTTTAAAGTTCCATGAGTTTTATTAATAAAACTTTCCGTTTCTTTTTTTAATACTTTACGTTTATCTTCAGATATATCCATAGATTCTAATAATGCATTTATATTTTCTTTTTTCTCATGTGTTTCTACTTTTTCAGATCTTATTTTATTAATATGTTCTTCTCCAATTATTTTCGTTAATCGTTGTTCTTGATTTAAATCTATATTATCAATCTTTGTTTCTAAATCTTCTATTTTTTCTAATTCTTTTTTAATTTCAATATCCTTTTTTTTTACTGATAAATTATATTGTCGTTTTGTAATACGTTTTTGATTAAGATCATCTTCTAAAAGTTTTTTTTCATTTTCTAAAGATTTCACTTCTATATGTAGATTTGTTAAATTATTTTTATTAGATATAATAATTTCATTATAATTTTGTGAATCACATCTCTTCCATAAGCGTTCAAATGGTGTCACGAAATCATAATTATTTTGACCAATATATGCTGCAATATCACTTATGTATAAGAATATTTTCTTTTTTTCCATTGACATTTAAAAATATATATCACTTATTTTTAAATTCACTTTTTAAATTCTTTTATTGTTTTAATTTAGTTTTACAAGATGTTTCTTGCATAATTTCTTCTAATTCATCGTATATTTGCTTAAAAATATCTATATTATTTATAAAATCTTTTGATTTAGGATCTCTAAAAAATAACATTAATGTATTCCATGTTTTATTAAATGTAGTCTCTTTATCATCAAATGAAATATTGAAAGATGAATATACTATATTTGAAAACAACTTTTGCCAATCAGATACAAAATTTAAAATATTTTTGTCACCAATTTTTACTAAAGGCAATTTAACATCTCTTTTTATAGACTTGAATGTTGAAATCGTTGAAATTGTATCAGATGGAATTGATGAAACATCTGAAATTGTAACAGATGGAGTTGATGAAACATCTGAAATTGTGTCAGATGAAACTGTTGAAACATCTGAAATTGTAACAGATGGTTTAGTTGGAATAGTAGATACAGCTACCGTTGGTTCTTTAGGTACAGCAGGTATAGTTGGTATAGTAGATATAGTTATAGTTGGTTCTGTAGAAATTGTTGGTTCAGTAGAAATTGTTGGTTCAGTAGAAATTGTTGGTATAGTAGTTATAGTTGGTTCTATTATTATAGTTGGTTCTGTTGTTATAGTTGGTATAGTAGATATTGTTACAGTTGGTTCAGATGGTATAATAGATGCTGTTAGAGATGGTTCTATTACAGATGGTTCAGATGGTATAATAGATGCTGTTACCGTTGGTTCACTTACAGTAGTTACAGTTGGTTCAGTTACAGTTGGTATAGTTAGTTCTGTAGGAAAAGTTGGTTCAGTTGTTACAGTTGGAGTTACAGTTGGTTCACTTACAGTAGTTACAGTTGGTTCACTTACAGTTGGTTCACTTACGGTAGTTACAGTTGGTTCACTTACAGTTGGTTCACTTACAGTTGGTTCACTTACAGTTGGTTCACTTACAGTTGGTTCACTTACAGTTGGAGTTACAGTTGGTTCACTTACAGTAGTTACAGTTGGTTCACTTACAGTTGGAGTTACAGTTGGTTCACTTACAGTAGTTACAGTTGGTTCACTTACAGTAGTTACAGTTGGTTCACTTACAGTAGTTACAGTTGGTATAATAGATGTTGTTACAGTTGGAGTTACAGTTGGTTCTTTTGCAGCTACAGTAGCAAGTGTAGCAATAGCTGCCGTAGTGGATACTGCTGCTAGAGCATCTGATACAGTTAATCCAGATGTAGTATCAGGAACTTTTGTTACTTCTTTAATAGCTTCTGAAATTGTTTCAGAAGGTAACGATTTAACTTCAGTTAACATTTCTTTTATAGAAGGTTTAAGTGATGGTTTAGGAACTGGTTTGGTAGGTGATGGTTTAGGAGCTACTTTTTCACCTGGTTTTACAGCTGGTTTAGGTGATGGTTTAGTAGGTGATGGTTTGGGTGCTACTTTTTCACCTGGCTTTACACCTGGTTTAGGTGCAGCTGGTTTAGGAGCTACTTTTTCACCTGGCTTTACACCTGGTTTAGGTGCTGGTTTAGTAGGTGATGGTTTAGGAGCTACTTTTTCACCTGGTTTAGGAGCTGGTTTAGGTGCTGGTTTAGTAGGTGATGGTTTAGTAGGTGATGGTTTAGGTGCAGCTGGTTTAGGTGCAGCTGGTTTAGTAGGTGATGGTTTAGGTGCAGCTGGTTTAGGTGCAGCTGGTTTAGTAGGTGATGGTTTAGGTGCAGCTGGTTTAGTAGGTGATGGTTTAGGAGCTACTTTTTCACCAGGCTTTACACTTGGTTTAGGAGCTACTGGTTTAGGTACAGGTTTAGCAGGAGATAGTTTGGCTGATGGTTTAGGAGCTACTTTTTCACCAGGCTTTACACTTGGTTTAGGAGCTACTGGTTTAGGTACAGGTTTAGCAGGAGATAGTTTGGCAGCTGGTTTAGGTGCAGCTGGTTTAGTAGGTGATGGTTTAGGTACAGCTGGTTTAGTTGGAGATGGTTTAGGTGCAGCTGGTTTAGGTGGTGACGGTTTAGGTGCAGCTGGTTTAGGTGCAGCTGGTTTAGGAGGTGATGGTTTAGCAGCTGGTTTAGGTGCAGCAGGTTTAGGTGGAGATGGTTTAGCAGCAGGTTTAGGTGGTGACGGTTTAGCAGCTGGTTTAGGAGGTGATGGTTTAGGAGGTGATGGTTTAGCAGCAGGTTTAGGTGCAGCTGGTTTAGGTGCAGCTGGTTTAGGAGGTGATGGTTTAGGTGCAGCAGGTTTAGGAGGTGATGGTTTAGCAGCAGGTTTAGGTGCAGCAGGTTTAGGTGGTGATGGTTTAGGTGGTGATGGTTTAGCAGCAGGTTTAGGTGGTGATGGTTTAGGTGGTGATGGTTTAGCAGCAGGTTTAGGTGCAGCAGGTTTAGGTGCAGCAGGTTTAGGTGGTGATGGTTTAGGTGGTGATGGTTTAGCAGCAGGTTTAGGTGGTGATGGTTTAGGTGCAGGTTTAGCAGCAGGTTTAGGTGGTGATGGTTTAGCAGCAGGTTTAGGTGGTGATGGTTTAGGTGCAGGTTTAGCAGCAGGTTTAGGTGCAGGTTTAGCAGCAGGTTTAGGTGCAGCTGGTTTAGGTGGTGATGGTTTAGGTGCAGGTTTAGGTGCAGGTTTAGCAGCTGGTTTAGGTGGTGATGGTTTAGCAGCAGGTTTAGGTGCAGCTGGTTTAGGTGGTGATGGTTTAGGTGCAGGTTTAGCAGCAGGTTTAGGTGCAGGTTTAGCAGCAGGTTTAGGTTTAGGTTTAGACATAGGTTTAGCAGCACCACCTAATTGCTTTGATATAGAATCAGAGTTTGAACTTTCCGAGTCAGAGTCGGAACTTATTGATTCAGAATCAGAACTTTCCGAATTAGAGTCTGAATATTCCAAGTTTGGAATATATGTAGAATCTAAATTAGAACTTGAATCTGAAATTTCGCTAGAATTGCTAGATTTTTTATTAAAAAACCATCCTCCAGATTGAAAAATTTGACTACCTCCTACTTTTAAAGGTAATGAATAATAATACAATTCTGTGTTTTTATCCAATGGAACCATATCCCATCTCCCATTTATAAAAGCATTTCTTATATTAGTTCTATATTGTCTATAATAATTCAACGGAGATATTAAATCTTTAGCACCTTCGTATGCATTTGATCCTAAACTTTGTTTATATGGTGTTATTACATCTTTTAATTTGGTAATAGTTAATGGATTTGCATCAGGGATTTCTCCTAATAAAGTTCCTTTAGGATACTTTTTTTCATAAGATGATAAGAAATCATCGTAACCTAATTCTTTTGATATAAGATCAAATAAATCATTTTTAGCTTTAATAATTTTATTTTCTGATGTATCTTCTGATAAAACATCTTTAAAAATATCTCTTATTTTAAATAATGTATTTTTAGAATTATCTATTTTAGTGTAAAATGTTTTACGACCTTCTTTAGAAAACATTTTAGATCTATAATCAATCCCTTGTAAGTTATTTTCAGATGGAATAGAAGTATTAAATAAATCTTGTACATAATCAAATAATCTATTATTTTTATTATATTCTGGATTTATAATATCCTTAGGTTCTCCAATTTCGTCTATAATATTTTCTAAAATTGATTTTTGAATATTAAAATAAGTTTCATAATCTCCAAAAAATTTATTTGTTCTAATTATATTATTTCTAATAGGTGTAGCTTTACTAAAAACATAAATATCATCTTTTGAATCAATGTATTTATCACAAATATCACCTTTACGTACTTCTTTAAACGGTACTTCTTTAAATGGTACTTCTTTTATTTTTTCTTCTTTTTCTTTTATAAGTTGTTGAATTACTTTTTCTTTATCGGTTTTTTCTTGTAATACAATTTCTTTTTCTTTTTTTAAATTTTCTATTTGAGCTAAAAGATCTTTTTGAACTGATTTTAACTCGTCTTTTATTTCTGATACTTTTTGTTGTTCAGGTAACCCTTTTAATTTCTCTTCTATAATTCCTCTTTCTTCTGTTATTTTTTTTATAATAGTTTCTAAATCAGCTGTTTTTAAAGTATCTTTTTCAATATATGTTTCAATAGTTTTTTTATATTCTTTTATACCATTCTTGATTTCTTCAAAATTACTTAAAATGTTTTTATTAAAAGTTTCTAATTTTTTTATATATTCATCTTTAATACTATCTATCTTACCTTCGTATTTATTTTTTATAGCAATTATTTCATGATTTTGACTATCGTATAATAATTTGTATTTTGATTTTTCAGAAATTGATTCTTCTAAATCTTTAACAACTTTTTCATTAATTTTTTTTGAAACTACTGCGTCGTCAGCTGTTTTAAAGAAATATAATAAATTATCCTTGTCAGTTTTATTAAAACCTTCAACAATAGGAATTTTTTCTAAAATATCATCGATTTTTTGATTTTTAATTTCCGTAAGATCAATTGGATCTATTAGTTTACCAATAGAACCATCTGCATTAATAAATCCAATAACCAATTTATTATTAGATACTATAAATCCAAGAGCCTTTGAACTTGAAAATTTAAATGGTGAAACAATAATCTTTGGATAATTTTTTTTAATATATTCTATAATATTTGAATTATTATCCATATATTATACTTAAATATTTTTTTTTTAATAAATTTACTAATAATTAGATTACAGTAAAGCGTCATAATGATTTTCACCAGTATATAATAAATTACAATCAAAACGTCTATTGCAATCTTCTATTATTTTTGTTCCAGATAAAAATATTTCATTGTTTTTCTTACATAAAGTGTATACATTAAAGCAATAATCTGTAAATGTATTAGATAAAGCTATTAAAGAAATGTGATCTCCCCAAAATTCTTCTTTCATATAATCTTCTGGAAGATATTCAAAAAAATCAGAATCCTGTGTATATAATAAATCTAATTCCTTTTTCATTTTATTTTTAACATCTTTATACATTTCTTGATCTCCGTAAATAACTTTTGCTATAGCTCTGTATTGGCAATTACCATCTCCTTTTATATTTTCTAAACTAAAATCATATTTTTTTAATAATGTAGGATCTAATTTTTCTTTGTCTATATAGTCTATATCATTTTCACATTCTATATTAAAAAGTATTTCTCGTTTTTTCCTTTTAGATAAAATCAAGTCTTTATCAATTATTTCAGTATTCGTAAATGGTATTTCGATTAAATTTTCATTTAATACATCGTTTAATTCTTTAAATGACAGAAATGGTTTATTTGTTGCTGCTTGTGTAGGTGCTTGTGTAGTTACTTGTGTAGTTGTTGCTTGTGTAGGTGCTTGTGGTGTAGTTGTATAATTCCCTTTTACAATTCCTTTAATTGACATTTTAAATGTTATATTAGGTAATGCATTGAATTCGTCTATTAATTTTTCTAATTTATTAATATCAACTGCTTTATTTTTTTCTATAAAAATTTCTAAATGAATTTTAGGTATTTTGTCAATAATAATATTTTCTTTAACAGGTATTATAAGACCTCGTTTAGTAACAATCATAATAACTTTATTAAAACTATTAATAATTTGAAAATATATATCATGTGGTGTTCCTTTTATTATTGATAATAAAGTAGATACGTCGTATAATTCTGTATAATCAAAATTATTAGGATATTTGTTTTCTTTTACACAAGATGATTTATAATATTCTACAAAAAAATTAACAATATTTGTTTTAGGATTAGCATTTTTATCATGCATAAATTGATATGTAACAATAGATTTTATATTTTTCTTTAATTGTAATTTAGATTGAGCCCAAATTATCTGAGAGTCTCTTACAATTAATTCAAATGAATTAATTCTTTTTAATAAAAAAACATAAGGATTAGAAATATTAGTTTTTACTGGTAAACATAATATTTTCATATTATTATAATCCTCTTTTTCTGTTGTTTTTGTTTTAATTAATGGTATATTAATAATCATAATATTACATTGCAAAGATCTTTGTATAATATCAACTAATTCTAACCATTGTATAGGATTTTCAACATCATTTATTGCTTTAATATAATTTTGAAGAGAACCGTATTTTGAATAAATAGTGCCATTGTTTAATTTATGAAAATCTACTGTATTTTTCTCTAAATAACTCGTTATAAATTTTCTTAAACCAAATGTAGTTGTATTTAATCCTATTTTATCTCCTAATGCTTCAATAATACAATTTAAAAAGGAAAATTTATTCTGTTCTACTCCCCATCTAATTATAGCTCCTTTACTATTTTCTATTACTAATTCATTTAATAATACATGTAATTGACTAGGTAAAATACCTTTTCTTTTTGGTTCTAATGGTTTGTTTGTAGTAATTAAATAAGGATTTTCTTTTGATATCTGTTCTATTTGAACATAAGATTTTGGTGTTGTTTCAAAACAACAAGGAAATGAATTTTTAGTATAACCAAAAATCTTTGATGTTGTATGTTTTTCACAAGGACCATTTAAATTATTGTTTTTTCTATTTGTAAAATCTACTTTATTTTCACAACTTGTAGTTTGTAAAGAACCATTTGAATGAATTAAATTATATAATTTAGTAGGTTGTAACCAAATAGATTCATTTTCATTATCCTTTGAAATTTCATTTTGTCGAATAATATTTATTAAATCTTTATTGTGAATGTGAACTAATACACCCTTTTCAGCATCTAAAAAATAATAAGGTTGTTCTAAAGAATCTTTATTCATATCCGATATCATTTTAATGACATATGTTTTAAACGTTTTATTTTCATGTGAAACGTCAATAAAAAAATTAGAAGGTTGAACAATTATTTCTAATAGATATGGATCTCCTATATTTCTTAATATACCTTCTCCCTTTTTTTGAAAACAACAAAGAATATTAGCTGGTGTAAAACCTGGATATTTATATTGATCACCTGTACAAATGTATTTAGTATCCTGATAATTTAATATACGATAATCCTCATAATTCATTTTAGAATCATAATTTTCATTATTTTCTGTAATGGGTTGACGTTCTTTTTGACATTTAATAGGATTTACTATACTTGGATTATATTTTCTTATTTGTTTTATATTACTTTTCTTTTTAATTTTTTGCTCATATTCTTCTTCTATGTCAGAAAAAAGTGCATCTTCACTTTCACCCTTTCCTATTTCATTTGATATTAAAATTTCATAAATAATTGTTTCTAGTTGCGATATACTTGATGCTCCAAAAATATATAATAAACTAGAATCTTTTTTGTATGGATTGTCTTTTATATTTATAGTTAAACCTAATTTTTCATAGTCGTCATCTGTAATTTCTTTACAACTTTTTGTGTAATAAAATGATAAAATTTCAATATTATTAATCATTTTTGCCGTAAAGAATTTTTGAACACCTAAATCAGACAATGGAAATTTATCTTTTTGTACTAGCTCTTCTGTTGTTAAAATAGCATTTGTAGAATCTATTAATATTTGTTCTTTTATAATTGGTAAAAGTCTTTTAGATTTAGAATAAATACCAAATAATGTATCAAACTTGTTTATAATAGTATTAATAATTTTTACAATAATATCTAAAATTTCTACTATAGAACGTTTATCATCTTCTTGATCAAAAGTTGTTTTGATACTTATAGAACCATTGTCTAAAATTTCTATTGTCATATAATAAGGATCGTTTGTATTTTGAAACGTAAACCGATGTTTTAATACTAAACCTTTTATTTTTTTATAAGTTATTTTGTTTTTTTTCTTATTTTCATTTAAAATCCAAGATTTAATAGTATCCTTAGGAATAGAATCTACTAATTTATTATAAATTTTTATAATAGGATCTTTTTTTGATGATGTATTATAAGCAATAAATGGTATATCGTCTGATAATTCTAAAATATTAAATATGTTTTGTGTATTTAGAAATTTATCTTTAACGTCAAAATCATTTTTAACAGAAAATGATATGTTTGTATATATAAAACTTGGACTATTATCTTCGTTTATTTCATAATTAAAATTCTTATCAGCATATGATAAATTATAAAAGGATTCAAGATATTCATTTTCCTCATTAAATGAATTTGTATTATTTATCCAATTGCTTTTAATAGTATTTTGAATGTAATCATATATATCTCTTTTTAAATTTTCCTTTTCTGTTTCACTTATTATTTGTAAATTTTCTGATATTAAATAGTTGTAAAATTTATTTTTTATTAAAAAATCAATGTCATCAATAGTTATATCTGTAAAATCACTTGATAATTCTTTAAATAATTCCGTTTTACCATTCTCACCTTTATTATAAAAAGTATATATATCACTGATTTTATTATTTATAATGTTAATAATTGAAGTTACATAAATTACAGGATCTATTGGTAAAGGTGATTCGTAATAATTTAATAAACAATTATTGTTAGCGAGTAATTTATACGTTAAATCTTTTTTAATTTCTAATTTTGTAAAATTTGGATTGTATAATATTTTATCTTCTGTTTTTTGCATAGATAAGAAAATTTTATTTTTTATTGATAAAATATTGTCATCCATTAAAACACCAAATGGTATACCGTTAAGATTTAATTTAGTATTATTAAGGGTTTCAATAATAGTTATCCCTAATGTCATTATTAACATTTACTAAGAAATAAATTCTTAGGAAAACAACATTTACTAAGAAATAAATTAACATAAATAAATTCTTAGTAAAACAACATTTACTAAGAAATAAATTAACATAAACAAATTGTTAGAAAAACAACATAAAAATACAAACTTTTATTTTATAAAAACTTTTTTTTTTGAATAATAGGTTTTAAAGAATCACATAAAGATAAAAAATATTTTGTTATAATATCTATTTGATAAATTTCTTTAAATCCAGTTGCTATAATATTTCCAGTTTGAAAAATTAAAAATGTAATATTTGTACAAGTACATTTATCAGAACAACTACATATACCTTGTCGTATATCTGTAACGTTAGTAAAGGATTTATTTAATCCTATTTTATATATAAATTTTATTCCAGAATATGATTCAGGTTTGTATTTACATATATAATTTAAACTGATAAGTTGTTCGTATAAACGTTGTCTATTTATTTCGTAATCTATTTTAAAATAAACATTTATACAATTGATGTTGAAGTTTATCATTTTTTTCAAAGCAACTTGATTTTTTTCATATATTAATTGATCTAAATTAGAATGATCATTTTTAAATGGATTACAAGAATATTCTATTTCTAAAATATCATCTATATCATCTATATCTGTAATTTTGTCATTATTTATATCATATTCTATTTTACCTATAAGAATAGTATTATTATAATAAATAAAATTATTGCAAGGATCAATATAAATATTAATATTTTTTTTATAAAATTTATTTCTATTTTTAAATAATTCAATTCTAGAAAATCCTATTTCTTCTCCTTTAAAATTTATAATAGATCGTTGTCTTTTTTTCTCAATCTTTGTAGAAATAAACATTTTTGTTTGATTATCAATAGTATATTCTTTTTTATTAATGATATATTTAGAAATGTCCTTTTTATATCCTATAATAGAAATTTCTTTATTTTTATCAGGATAAGAATATACTAATTTATCTTTATCTACTAAAACTCCACGTTCATCTTTTGTTAAGAGAATAGTGTCCTTTTTATCTATAATATTTTTTAATTTATTATAAATTATTTTTGTAGCATCTACGCCGTCATTTTCGTTTTTACAACCAGTTAAATGTAAACTTCCATTTCCAAATAATTTTATATTAATATTATTTCCATTATTGTTTAAAATAATAGTTATTTGATTATAAAAAAGAGTTTTTTTAATTTTATCTACATTTTTATATTTTGATTTTTTGTAAATTGAAGTATAATAGGTTCCTTTCATAATACTTAAATCTGCGTAATTATATTTTAAACCAATAATTTCATTATCTATTTGTAAATATTTTCCAATATTTGTTAAATTTAATTGACAATAAGGTAGTTGCGTGGATGTTGTAATAGTTGATATTTTTGGAAATATTTGATCAGTCATATAATATTAATTAAATTTAAATTTATTTGATTTTTTTTCTTTAGATAATGTATATATAGATTCATGCAAAAAATAGTTAATAAAATAGTTAAATATAAAAATGTAGATAAAATTATATTTGTTATTTTAGTAATACTTGTTATTTTAGTAATACTTGTTATTTTAGGATTATATTATTATGTAAATTATAAAAGAGAAGATTTTGATGGATCTGCAACAAATAATGTTTTCTCAAAATTAGCTTGCATAAAAGGAACTGATGGAAATGATTATATTTTTAAAATAGATACTTCTTTAAATATGAAAGATTCTAATACAAATAAATATTATAAAACATTACATTCTTTAGTACGTAATTATAAAAAGGGAGACACTACTTTAAATGCAATTAAAAAAACTGATTTCTTAGAATCTGGAGATACTGTACCTTGTGATGAAGCAAATTTTTCTACATATTATGTAAAAAAATTAAGAAATCCATTATCTAAAACGAAATCTTTATTTAATTCTTTTAGTAGTGGATGGCAAAATCAAGAGTGTACTGTAGAAGATATTAAAAATGAAAGTCATTGGTGTAATAAAGTTTACAATTCTATAAATAATGATCCTAAATTATGTGATACAACAGATCCAAAAAATAATCCTCCTAAATATTGTATGGAATTTAAAGAGGTTAATTCTTTTGCCAATTCTTCAAATACTACTACAGGACCTGTTGTAAATAATTTAAAGGTATCTGGTAGATCCTGTCCAGATCAATGTACTGTAAAAGCTGGAAAGATACCAACATCTTATAAAGATCCAGTTACTGGAAATACTGTATGTTTAACTGACGGAGGTTTGGTAAATGGTAAATGTGTTGGTACACCACTTTTTACTATTATGAATGGAAAAGTTGTTGATAATCATAGTAAAGGATGTAAAAAATGTGCATCAAGACCTTCAACTATAGAAGATAGAGAAGCTATCGCTGCTATTCCAGATAATGTATGGTCATTTAATAAATGTTTAGAAGGTTGCGCTTTATAATCTTACGCTTTATAATCTTGCGCTTTATAATCTTACGCTTTGCGCTTTTTTAGATTTATTGTTAGTGGAGCTTTTATCTTTTTATTTTAATTAATTTATTTAATTAAATTAATTTATTTTATATATATAAATATATATCATGTCAGTACCAGCACATTTTTCATTTACTCGATCTAAATACGATGAATGTGCTTTAAATAAAAGTAATAAGGAAAGTACATCTCCATTTGATTGGGTAACAGATAAATCAATCGTTGAATCAAAAGAGGTTTGTTTTCAAGCAGCTTCTCCTTTTATGCATAATCCATATAAAAGTATTCCAATGGATATTATAGATGTTGAAAGTGATTTAAGAGGACAAAATGTAAAATTATCAAAATGTCCAGAAACAAAATTTAATCCAAATACATCAAATCCTGTTAAAAATAAGATTTTAATTGAATGTGATGGAAAACTTGTTCCAGAATATACAAGAGTAGGTAGAGCATGTAATGTTTTAAGTGGAATTAATATTAATCGTTTTCATCCACTTTGCGAAGATTCACAAGAAATTAACAAAATTCATCAAAATACATACATTGGTACAAATACCAGATTAGCCATCAAAGATGCTTATAAAAAATAAATCCTTAAAAAATAAATCCTTAAAAAATAAAAATACAATTTTAAAATAAATGTAAATATAATTATTTACATTTATTACTTCTACATTTGTTATTTCTATATTTTTTTACATTTTATCAAATAAATTTTTAAAAGTTAAAGATTGTTCTAAACGTTTTGTCAAGTTCTCTTCAGTAATAGAAATCATTTTTTTGAAATCATCAAGGCTAATTGGATTCTCTGTAGGAGTACTGTCATCTCTAATCTCAATTATACTTCCGTCTAAATCTTCCTGGTCGTTTTGATCATTTGCTTTGCTTGTTTCGTTTACTTTGTTTACTTTGCTCGTTTCTGTTTTTAAATATAATTTATTTATATAAGAATAAGTATTATATAGTAAACCAATAGTTCCAAAAATAGTGACTACACCAATTGTTTTTCCTAAACCTTTTATAAAAGATGACGAAAAATCCTTACTAAATGACATTTTATTTATAAACATAAAAAATATAAATTCATTTTTTTTTATTGATTTATTTTATGGATTTATTTTATTGATTTATTTTTTATAAAGTTATATTACGTATAAAAAATAATACTTTTTTATACTAAATTGTAATGAAAAATGATATTAGAGATCGTTTAAAAGATGTATTTATATCTCGTAAAAATTCTGGATATTTATTTGATATTATTATAAAAAAAATTTTAACAAATTATCCATTATATAGAGAAATATTAATGGAATGTATTGAAATTTATAGAATGAATATTTTAGATTTGCAGGAATATATATTTAATGATAATGTAGATTCTATATATCAGAATAATAATGATTTAGAGGATATTTTAATCGCTTTAAATAAAATTACTGTTAGTAAATTTGAATATTTATTATTACAAGATTTAGATAAAAAATATTACGAACAAAAAAATAAAAATGTAATAGAGACAAAATACACACAAAAAGAACTTGAACAAAACATTTCTTCTAAAACTGAAAATATAAAACAATTAAATACAGAAAAATATGCACAAGATTCCAATAATGAATATTTGTATAATGAACGTTGTATTCATTTTATGGCAAAGGATTGTTATAAGGATAATAATAAGTACATGTATAATCTTCCTATTAAAAATTTAAAAAGTATAGATTTGCAGTCGATTTATTTAAAATGTGACATGTATAATATAAATGAATATAATAATAAATTTTATATAATTGAACAGAATATTAAAACACTTGTTACAATACCTATAGGATATTATTCTATACAAAATTTATTAGAATGTATTGCAAAATTTATAAATTTAGTTTCTATTAATAAAAATAAAGATTACATATATAAAATATTTTTAAATGTATTAAAAAATAGAGTTTGTTTTACTATAAATAATATAAATAATACAAATAATAACAATAATAATCTTTCTACATTTTCCGTACTTTTTATAGAAAACGAAAATAATTATAATTTAGCAGATATATTAGGATTTGATAAGAAAAAATATACAAATAATTCATTTTATGTAGCTAACGAGTCACCAAACACTAATATATTTGAAAAAATTTATGTTCAAATATTTTTAAATGATATTCAGTTGATGAAATACGAAATGACAAATGATAATTTCTGTTATTATGATACATTACATATAGATATGGAAAAGGATTTTGGTAAATGTATAACATTTTCATCTAAAAATAATCAATATGATATAAATGTAGACTTTAAATTAGAAACTATAGGTTTTGCATTTAATAATAGTTCAGATTATCATCTTGATAATTTAAAATTTGAGATTATTATGCGTTTCGAATATGAATAACTATTTAATGCGTTTTGAATACTTATATGCGTTTTGAATACTTATATGCGTTTTGAATACTTATATGCGTTTTGAATACTTATATGCGTTTTGAATACTTATATGCGTTTTGAATACTTATATGCGTTTTGAATACGAATCAAATAATGTACGATATAATTTAAGAATGCTTTTTATTAATATTTTTTATTTATTGTTAATAAGTAATGAATTTAAAAGATGATTATGACCCAATTGTTAAATTTAATCTAGTATTAGATCCAGAAAAGTATTGTTGTATATGTTTTAAGGATTTGTATTTTTTAAATGATGAAAACTTGGGAGACTTGTCATTGGTAGATATACAAAATAATTTTTTTATAAATGATACTATTCCGAATAATTTATTAATAAAAAGTTGTTGTAATATACATTATATTTGTATTGAATGTTTAAGAAAATGTGTTAATAATTATGAAAATCATCCTATTAATGAAAATGAAAGTCACATATATTGTCCTTATCCATTTGAAGATTGTCTTACTAAAATTGGTTTTAGAAATATATTTGAACATCACCATATTAAAAAAATATGTACAACTGAAAGCGAATGGATGGAATATTCTTATCATGCCGATAAACATGCATTTCCTGGATTTACAATTATGAAATGTCCTATGTTAAAATGTAATACAGATATTTTGATAAAAACAGAAACAATAAAAAACACATCGATTGGTGACCTTATTATAAAATGTTCTCAAAATCCAAAATGTTCTAAAAAGTTTTGTTATTATTGTAAACAATCTATATCTTATTATTCTACTATTTGCTACGACTGTAAAACATCTTATGAAAATGAAAATCCAAATGTATATAATTATTACATTAATAAATTAACACATGATTCTCCTTTAGAAGAAATACAAAATAATAAAGAAATACAAAATAGAGAACTTTTTACAGACAATGAAGAACTTTTTACAGACAATGGAGAAATTGATAGTTCTATAGAAAGTGTCAAGATACAATTAAATTATAAAGAAAGTTCATATTTATATTTAAATAAGGATATAACGGAGGATATAGTTATTTCTCAAATAACTGATATATTAAATGATGTAAATATATACATGATATGTTGTATATGTAGACGTAGTTTATATAAAACAGAAAAATGTAATGGATTATCGCATCATAATTTAGAAAGATGTTATGCTTGTGGTAGAATAGGATTTACAGTAAAAGGATTAATTGAACATTGGAATACAAATGGTATCAGTGGATGTTTTCGTTTTGATACTGATAGTTATGTAAAAAAAAGAATTCCTGAATATATCTGTAATGATACAATTTGTTCTAATCATGAAATAGGAGATTGTAAGATACCTGAACACTCTATTGGTATTTATAAATTAGAAAAACTAAGATTAAAATCGTATATTTATCATATAATAAAATCACTCTTGCCAGAAATGTCTTTAAAAGTATATGATACATTACATGAAAAGTATAAAAACGATGATAAAATATACGAATTATTACCATATAAACAAACATTATTGCTACTACATAAATATAAATTTAGATATAAAGATTTTAGTGAAGAAATCTTTTATTCGCAATTAAAATGCATTTATCCAGAACAAATAGATGACTTTTATATTAATAAAAATTATACAATAGAAATAGATGAATATATACAAAAATATACATTTTATGAAAAAGAGTATGAAAAAGAGTATGAAAAAGAGTATGGTAGTGATAGTGAAATAATGCCATTATTAATAACAGATATAATAATAGAAAATAACATAGATGATAATATAGATGATAATGAAATGATTGAAATGATAAATACAATGGATAGAATGTATACAATGGATAGAATGTATACAATGGATAGAATGTATACGGTGGATACTGGTATAACTGATACAATTGATACAATAGATATAACTGATACAATAGATACAACTGATATAACTGATATAACTGGAAGAGAAAATGTGTTAAATTTATTAAATAATTATTTACCTTCTAATATATCATTATCTTATACGACATTGGATGAAAATGATATTATTAATGAAATAATTGAAGTGTATAATAGATATACAGATGATGAAGAGGATATTTAATTTTTACTTTTTTCTTTTTACTTTTAACAGCTTTTATTTTTTCTTTATAACAGCTTTTATTTTTTCTTCTACGATAAATTGTTTGTTTTGAAGTATAGATTGTGCAATTTCTTCTGATTTTTGGCTATCCTTTAATCTTTCATTGATTTTTTCCATCATTACTTCTTTTTTAAATGTTTGTGGTATTTTACGTGCATATAAAACAATTTCTCCATCCTTTAATGATATGCTATCCATATCGTTTTTTGTCATGTATTCTTTAATTTCTAATTCTAATGTATCTGCATTTTTTTTAACAATCTTTTGTTGTTTTCTCATATCGGTTAGTTGTTTTTGTAATTCGATATATTTTTGAAAAGTTTCTTGAATAGTTGATGACATTAATTATATAGTTAATGTAATAAAAAAAATAAGAATGTTTAACTTATTATTTAACTTATTGTATTTAATTATTTATTGAGATACATTTATGTTTTGTATCAAATAAGTTTATTCTTTGATAACAAACAATACATATTAACGTATTATTATCACAATTAGGTTTTGTGTTTTTTATAGGACTTTTAGACATAATATAAAATAAGAAAATAAAATGAATAAAAAATAATAACGTATAATAATATAAAGATTACAATATGTTGTTTTCTACAAAATACAAACCAACTATACAAAAGTCACTTTTTCATAAAGATATGGTAAATCATATAAGAAAATGGATAAAAACGTTGGAATCAAATAATGAATATAATATTTCTTTAAAACAAATTTTATTTTTACAGGGTCCTATTGGTTGTGCTAAATCGGTAACTGTTGAATGTTTATTTAAAGCATTTAACTTGATAAATATAGATCTTGATATATTAACTTCAAGTGAAAGAACAAATGATGTAGTAAATGCAATAGTTGATTTTAATTCTTTAACATTAGAAAATACTTTTACAAAAAAACAAAATAAAAAAAACATTGTATTGATTGATAATATAGAATTATGTGAAAAAGGTTTAGAAACTTTTATAGAATCAATACATTCTAATAATAACATACCTATTATTTTAATATGTAATAATTTAAAATACAAATCGATATTTTCTGATTATAAAAATTGTACCGTGATAGAATTTAAAAAACCTAGTTTATTAGAATTAAACAAGTTGGTATTAGATATAAATACATCAGAAAAATTACATTTAACAAAAGAAAACATTTTACAAATAATAGAAAAATCACAATATGATATTAGACAATTATTTTTTTTAATTGAACAATGGTATCTAAGTAATCGTAAAGATACTAACGAAGATACTAACGAAGATACTAACGAAGATACTAACGAAGATACTCGTGAAGATGGCGGTGAAGGTATTACTAAAATGTCATTTGAACACTTTATCGAAACTATTAATATAAAACATGAAGATAAAGATTTAATAGAAAAGATGTCTTATTTATTAGATTACACAAAGTCATTTGATTTTAACAAATCATTTAAAATGAGTATAGGTGAGCCACAAACTTTATCTTGTAGTATATATCAAAATTATAATTTTATAAATGCAGAGAAAAAGAGTGATAATAATTTATTATTAAATAGATACTCTAATATGTTAGATAATATGTCAGAGTCGACTATATTTCATAATCAAATTTATGAAAATCAATGTTGGGATTTATATAATGAATATACTGTTTTTTCTACTGTTATACCTAGTTATTATTTTAAACAAAATAAAGATATTTTAAAAGAAGAATGCAACGTACCAATAGTATCATTTAAAGATTTTTCTTATAATTTTATCAACTCGTATGGTGAAGTTAAAAAGATTTGTAAAACAAATTTATATTCTAAAAAATTAAGTGTAAATACTAATAAAAATGTAATAGAATGTATTTGCAATATAGATTCTTGTTTTAGTATTGTAAATATACTAATTAATTGTATTAATAAATTAAATGATTATTTTAATAATAATAAGAAAGGTAAAAATACTACAAAAAAAGAAAAATTAGATTTGTGCAATAATATAACAGATGATTATATGAAATATTTTGATAAAATAATTTCTTTTGTGTATACATATAAATTATTTGAAATAGATATAGATACAGTCGATTTTAAAAAGTATAATAATGATATTTTAATAAGAGATGATTGTAAAAAAGTAGATTTACGAGTGTTGAAAAGATTTTTAAATATTTTTACATTTGATGATAGCCATAAGAACTTTAAATCTCATATTGAAATTTCTTTACAATATAAAATATTTTTATTAATATTAGATCATTTAAAAACTCAAAGTATAGAAAATAAATCAAAAATTCATTCTGCAACAACAGTAGAACTTTCTGAAATTTGGAATTTTTAATTACATTTAACTTTGGAAATCTACTTCGATATATGATCTATACATACTTCTCATAGAAAGTAAAGAAAATAGTATAGATATAACAAGATTAGAAATAATAAAAATCCAATTACCTTTTTTTTCTTGTCTAAGTTGAGAAGATTGATAACATTCAATGGCGATACTTGATGTTGCGATAGAAAATACGCAAAAAATTAAAATAAAAAATGAAATGGCGAAATTAGTTAGATTCATTTTTATAATATAAAAATAAAAAAAATATAAAAATAAAAAAAATATATAAATAAAGTATTTATTAAAAATTCAAATCTATATGCAAATTTTCTAAACATGTTTTTGCACATTCTTGTTCTGCACTTGTAACTTTACGACCAAATCCAATACCTAATATGTAATTATCATTTTGACATAATTCAAAAAGTTTTGAAAAAATAGTTGGATTTTTTAACCTGTATTCTTCTAATATATGTTTATTGTATTTCTTAATTTCTTTTTGTACAATTTCACTCATTTCAGATAATTGTTTATTCGGAATTATTAACATTCTTGTAAATATTTTTCTATATAATGGACCATCTTCTTGTAAAGATGTGTATATAGGTGGTTTAAATTTTTTAGATTGAAAATAACGTTGAAGACTATCTTTAAAATTATCATTTTTAGATATAAGCTCTGCAAAGTCAATAATATTTTCTATAACTGATCTAACAAAACGATCAGCATATAAATATCCCTTTTCTCCAAAATCTACTAAAATAGATCCAATAAATGCTTCAAATGCATCTTCGTAAAAACTTGGTGTTCCTCTCCCCCTTGTTATGTCGAGAATTGTCTGATTCTCTACTTGTAAAGAAAGTAAAATGTACTTTTTAAATCCTAAAGTAATACCGATTTTGTGTAACATGCTGCATTTTTCAATTTTAATTTTCAATCTTGTTAAAAATCCTTCTCGTTCATTTCCAAAACGTTCAAATAAATATCTTCCCATAATAGCTTTTAAAATAGAATCTCCTAGATATTCAAGACGTTCACTTGAAGATTTCGGTAAATAAAAATTTGTTAAAAGAGAATCTTCTCCATTTGTCATTTGATGTTGAACAGCTTGGTAATAACTTTCATGAATAAAAGCTTCTTGATAATGTTCTAAATTATTTATATTTAAAAAGGTATTATTATCACCTATATTTTCGAAATAATTTAGAATATTTTCAACTTCACTTTTTGTAATTAAACGATTGTTTTGATTATCCATTATGTATTTTATACGTAAAATAGATATAAATTCAATTGTTTTTTAAAAAAAAGTGATTTTATATTTTAGATACTATTTTTGTTAGTATAGTAATTACCACATAAAAGTCTACATTTTTCTATTTCCATTTGTATAAGTTTTAAATTAGATCCACTACTAACAAGTCTTGAAATATTGTGTTGTTTTTTATTTTCATCATTATGATCATCCTTCTAAAAGCTTATTAATATTTTCGTCTACTTTGTTGTTACCAAACCACAAGTAATACGATAAGGTATTTTTATCACTTGGTGGTTTGGTATGAGAAAAGATATGTTGGAATTTAATATTGAAACTAAGGTCACCTTGTCGAGCTGAAGCTCCGCTTCGGTGAAGGTCATTGTGATATCTTAAAATTTCTTGAATTAGTTTTTTATTTTTAACATCTTGACCTTTTGCATTTTTCCAATTATTTAAAAGCCAATTTTTAGACCATTTTTGTATACAATTAATGGAGTACATGCTATCAGTGCAAATGATAATATGTTGATTTTGAAATAATGTTTTATTTTCGTATATTGTTTTAAAAATATACAGGATACCTGATAATTCTGCTCGATTATTTGTAGGTTCTTCAGTAAGATGCTGTGATGTATTAAATTTGAAAAATGGTGAATCTTGGTTTTCAGTAAAAAATACAGAATATGCTGCTTTAGAATTTGGATTTCCATTTCGTTTACAACCACCGTCTGTAAAAACATATGTAAGTGTATCTTGTTGAGTTTCTAGTTCTTTAGACATTATATCTATACGATTGCATTTAAATGTTCAATTTTTATTTTTAAATTAATTTAAAAAGTTTATTTTATATAGTAATAGTAAAAATGAGTGGTATTAAAGGTGTTGTTTTAAAAAAGAATGATTTTACATCAAATTTAAATGGTGTTTACGTAAATCAAAATAAAATTAATAAAAATCCTGGTATGCTTTTGATACATGCCGAGTGGTGCGGACATTGTGTACGATTTAAACCAACTTTTAACGAATTATGTGATAGTATAGGAAATGATTTCATTTGTTCTTCTATTGAAAGTGAAGAAATTACAGACGATGTTAAAAATATGTTGTCATTTAGAGGATTTCCAACTATTAAATTTTTTGATCAAACTGGAAGAATTATAGGAGATTATAATGGATCAAGAGAGAAAAAAGATCTATTAGATCATATTTGTAATATTTATCATCATTGTTATTCTAAACACTAAAATGTTTTAAAAAAAATTTATTTTACGTTTATAATAAAATGCTTATTCTAAACACTAAATTGTTTTAAAAAAAATTTATGTTTACGTTTATAATAAGCATTTTATTTATAAGATAATAAATAAAGTCCTTACATGTTTATACTTTCGCAGTGTATATTGCATAAATGCAATGCTTTTAGTAAACTAGAAACAATTTCTACCTATTCTATTATAGTAGGTTTAATTTTTTATGCAAGTATCTATTTATATATACTATTTTATAATGTAGAATACATTTCTATTTTTAATAAATTTATCATTTATATTGTCGGAATTGATTTATTACTTTCCACTTTTTACTATAGTATGAATACACCTACAGTAGAACAAGATACAACAACAATACCATTATTACAAGAAAATGTGGAAGAATCACAATCAGATTCAGAATCTGAAGACTTTTTTGAATCAGCGCATGAAATAGAAGAAGACGAAGACGAAATAGATGACGAAGATGAAATATATGAAAATTTAGAAGAAGAAATTGCAAATGAAGAAATTGCAAATGAAGAAATTGCAAATGAAGAAATTTTAAAAGAAGAAATTGCAAATGAAGAAATTGCAAATGAAGAAATTGCAAATGAAGAAATTGCAAATGGAGAAATTGTAAAAGAAGAAATTGTTATTGGCGAAATGGAAAAATTTGATTTTAAAGGTGTTAATTTACAGCAAACCATGGTAGATGATATTGTTATTGAGATACCGGAAGAAATTATTGTAAAGAAAAAGAAAAAAGGAGGAAGACCATCTAAAAAAAATCTTAATATTAATTAATGTAAAAAAGCCCCGAGAATCTACATAAATGCAAATTCTCGGGGCTTTATATTTTTATTATTTTTATTATTTTTATTATTTTTATTAAGTATTTTTAGCATTTAAACATAAAAAATCCAATCATTTTTTTTAATGAAATCATCTTCTAAAGAATCAAATAATTTTTCATCAAATTTTTCTTCTTCTTTCTTAATATTTTGAGTTATAGTAATATTTTGAGTTATAGTAATATTTTTCTTATTCTCTGGAATAAATTCTTTAGCGCTTGGATTCAATTCAGGATTGATTTTAATATCTGGTTTAGATGATATTAAATTCATAAAAATAGGAATAAATGTAGACATTGGTGTATTTTTATTTAATTTTTGTTTTTTTTTCAATTTTTTTCAATTTTTTCATATTGTGCTTTTAAAAAATACATAACAACTTTATATAATAATAATGTATCCATTTTATTATATTGAATAACATCTTTTGTAACATCAAAATCTGTTAATTTATCATCATTATTCATATTATTATTTTTTTGTATAATAGAGCACATTGCATCCAAGCCATTTTTACAGTCTGTGTCATAATCTATATTTAATAATGTTTTAGCAATATATTTTAATGAATAAGAAGGTAATACTATTGTTTTTTTAACAATATATAATAAATCAACGTATTCTATAGGATATATAGTATATATATGATATAAATCAGGATATTTTTTAAATGCCTTTTCTAAATATGTTTTATCTGCATGACTCCAATGATAAATAATAACAGGAGATTTATCCTTTTTATATTTTTCATTAATAAAATCCAAGAATCTTTTTAAAATACTATATTCATATTCTGGTGTTAATTTATCAGTAGTATAATGAATATAATCTAATTGATTTTTATTAATAAAAGTCATACCTATCATGAATAACATAGAATTATCCTTTGATACTGGAAATAACGTAAAATCATCATAAATATCATTTGTATATTCTACATCTAAAAATAAACCATTTTCAATAAAATTTTTTATATAAATCGTATCTTTTGATTTAAATGCATTTTTAAAATTATATAAAAATAATCTTCTTTTATTTTTTAAAATATCATTTTTATCATTTTTATCATTTTCTTCTTTAATTTGCAATGAATCTTCTTTAATTTCTTCTTTAATTTGCAATGAATCTTCTTTAATTTCTTCTTTAATTTCTTCTTTAATTTCTTTTAATTTTTCATTTACATCAAATGTACAATAAAGTTTTGTAGAATCATTTATTTTTTCATTTGTTTTACGATTTATATAACGTTTTCCTATAATCAAAACATCTTTTGATAAATTAATTTTATTTTTATAATAATCATATATTTTTAAAATTTTGATTTTTGTTTTTGTATCTAAATAAGATTTATAATGTATTTCTTTTTGAACAGAAATTTCTTTATAATATATATTTTTATATAAAACATATATTAAAGTATGTTCTTGTTCTTTTTCATCTAATTTTATTTTATAGTGTGAATTGATATTTTTATTATGCAAGATAAATACATTTTTTGACTTGTATATAGGATTATGTTTTTTTGAAAAATAATTATAAACTAAATTGTTGAATAATTTAGATTGTTTATAGATAAATTCCATACTCTTTATAAGTGTTATTGTATTTTTTTAATTATTTGTATTTTTAATTCAGTTTTTAATTTTTATTTAAAACAAATTGATAATTGTATCCAATCATTCTTAGTACTCTTTTTATTTCATCGTCTAATACTTCTTTATGTAAATTAGTTTTAAGTAATATACATTTTGGAAATGTATCTTTTTTTTTAACACATATATATTGAATGCCAGGGATAACAACTGATAATAATCTATCGTATAATTCTTCTATATAAAATCTAGAATTGTCTGTAAATAAATAATAATATTTAAATGTTCTATTTCTTTTCCACCATTCCTGTATACAGATGGATGCTTTGTCTTCTTTTTTTGTTTTTGAATTACTTTTTCTCCACCAATTTTGAATTATCATAGCAGAATGATCATTGTTTATTCCTTGTTGTGTTAAAAAAAGATTATTATGTGTTGTTGAAAATAATTTTTGATCAATCGAAGAATAAAACAAGGTATCTTTACCAACGCTGTTGATATACGGTAAGGTATCTTTATTGTTTTGTTTTAACATTTTATTACATTTTACATGTCTTTTATATTTTTCATTTTTTTTCAAAGTTTTTTTCAAAGTTATTTTAAAAAGTTATTTTAAAAAGTTTATTATATGAATCAAAATTACGATTTAGTTATTGTAGGAGGAGGACCATCTGCATTAACATTAGCTCAATGTTGTTCTTTTATTAATAAAAAAGTATTAGTAATTGAAAAAGAAAATGATATAGGAGGATGTCACAGAGTACGAAGAGTAAGAAGAAATGGAGAGGATTTATTTACTGAACACGGACCCAGAGTGTACAGTTCTACATATAAAGTATTTAGAACATTATTATCTAAAATGGATTTAGATTTTTACAAGTTATTTGTTCCATATAAATTTAATATTACAACAATTGGTAAAGAATCAATTTGGACAGTTTTAAGTTTTAGTGAATTATTTGTATTATTTTCCGACTTTATAGCATTGTTAATAAATAATGATTATGGAAAGGATATATCTATGAATGAACATATAATTAATTTAAATTTTAGTGAAAAATCTATTGATATGATAGATAGAATATGTCGTTTAACAGATGGAGCGACTTCTTTAAATTATACATTACATCAATTTCTTCAATTGTTAAATCAACAATTTTTTTATGGATTGTATCAACCGAAAGAACCAAGTGATATTGGATTTTTAAAAAAATGGAGAGATTATTTAGAAAAAAATGGAGTTACATTTTTATTAAATACATTAGTTGAAAATATAAATGTAGAAGAAAATGGTAATAATGTAAAAAGTAATGTAAAAAGTAATGTAAAAAGTATTATTGTAAAAACAAATGGAGTAAAACAGGAAATTAATGGAAAAACATATATTCTGGCAATACCTCCTAGATCAATAGCATCTTTAATAAAAAATAACAATTTAGTAAAGAATGCCTTTGGTAATTTTGATAATTTACAAAAATGGGCAGAAAAAACTGCTTATATAGATTATATAACAGTTACATTTCATTGGGATACTAAATTAAATCTTCCAACTATATATGGTTTTCCTAAATCTGAATGGGGATTAGCGTTTATTGTATTAAGTGATTATATGAATTTTAATGAAGAAAAATCAAAAACTGTTATTTCTGCATCTATTACTATTAAAGAAAATAAGAGTAAAAGAACTGGTAAAAAGATTGATGAATGTACAAAAAAAGAATTACTTGAAGAAATATTTTATCAATTGTTAGAATCTTTTCCTCTTTTACCACAACCAACCGAAACTATATTATCTCCTGGTGTTATATATGAAAATAATATTTGGACATGTGTAGATACAGCTTTTGTAGCAACTTCAAAAGAACCTAATTTATCTTTTGACAGTCAATTTAATAACTTGTATAATGTTGGTACACATAATGGTGAAAGTCTTTATAATTTTACTTCATTAGAAGCTGCAGTATCAAATGGTGTTAAACTAAGTCATTTATTATATCCTGAATTGGAAAATGAATTTCAGATATCTTCTACTATTACAATAAGACAAATATTTTGGTTTTGTTTTTTTATAATAATAATTAGTATAATATTTAAAAAAAATATGTATATTAAAAGTAAATGAATGATGAAATTAAAAGAATAATATCAATGATTGTAACTATGAATACAAATATGTATACAATCAATACAAATATGAATACAATGAATAAAAATATAGGAAATATATATGATAATACAAATAATATGGATAATAATATAAATGAAATAAATAATAAAATAAATAAAGAAGGACCTATTTTAGAACGTCTTGATAAAATAGAATCTTTTTTAGAAAACATAAGTATGCGATTAGAAAAAACAAATATACGTTTGGAAGATACAAACTCGCGTTTAGAAAAAGTAGAAAATACATTACAAACTGTTAACAACAGTACAAAAAATATGGATGAACATATTAATTTTGTAGAAAATGTATATACTGTTGTTAAAAAACCATTTGCAACTTTATTAGGATTTTATTATAATAAAAATATGAATAATAGCTTAGATCACTTTGATGTAAAAAAAAGCATTTGTTCATTAGAACAGCGTGAAAATGAACCTGACGAATATGAACACGAATATGAACACGAATATGAACACGAATATGATTTTACAAATGATTAAATATACATTCCAAATGGTGGTTCATTAGATATACTATCTTTTGTAAAACTATCTGATAATAATATATCTACATGTTCTTTTAAAATAGTTACTGGTAAAGATATATTTTTATTAAAAATAGAATAAAGACTTTTATATTTTAACTTTACAATATTATCACTTTCAGTAGTTAATAATAATGTGTTAATTCTTGATATAACGGTTTCTATTTTTCTATTAATATCTCTCATACCTTGATCAGATATATTCCTTTCTACTATATAATTTATCGCTTCATCTGATAAATTTATAGTTTCATTTTTAAAATTGTATTTTTCCAAAATATTAGGTATAATATGCAAATGAGTAATTTCTAATTTTTCTTTTAAAGAATAATTATCTATATGTATTTTAAATAATCTATCTGACAAAATACTATCTACTTTACTAGGATCATTATAAGTAAATACAAAAAGTACTTTGGATAAATCAAATTCTAAACCAGCAAAATATTTATCATAGTTGTATTTATTATTTGTAGTAGCATCTGTTAAATGAATTAAATTACCAATAATTTCCTTTCCATGATTAGTTTCAGATACTTTATCTAATTCGTCAAAAAGAATTATAGGATTTGAACATTTAGTTTCTCGTAAAATTTCTATAATTCTACCAGGTATACTTCCAATATACGTAAAAGAATGACCAGTTAATAAAGAAGAATCCGATTCTCCTCCTAAACTAATTGTTCTATATGGTCTATCTAAGGCTTCAGATATACTTTTTATAATACTTGATTTACCAACACCTTTTGGACCATATAATCCAATAGAATTAATATTAAAATTAGAATTTCTTATCATTTGTGTATAAATATTAATAATTTGATCCTTTGGTTTTTCCAAAAAAGAAAGTCTTTTATCTAAAATTTCTCTAATATTTTTAATACTTTTATTAGCTTGAATACTTGGTTCATCAAATGGTATAGTTAATAAAATATCTACCCATGTCTTGTATTTAGCATATTCGCTAGTATCAGAATTTTCAAAAGATTCCATTACATCAAGACGTTTGTATGCTAATATTTTATTATGCAATGACATTTTTGATTTTAAAATTCTTTCTCGGTAGTCATCTGAAAAATCTAAACTAGATGATTTTTTTATTATTTCATTTTCTAATATTTCTAATTCTTTATTTTCGTAACGTTTTGTATTTTTTTGTATTATAGCTAAATTATTTGCATAATCATGTGTTAATATATCAGAATTTGTATAATGATAAAATTTTTCCAATATCTTTTGTTTTCCTTTTACATCGTTATTACTTTTTAAAATTTCTATTACGCTAGGAGCATTCTCACGGTAATTTTCTCTTATTTTATAAAGTTCATTATTAATATTGTCAATTTCTTCTTTTGTATATAAATTTTTTAATTTGCATTTTTTATTTTCGTTTGATTCTCTTTCAAAAAATTCTCCTTCATAAATAGAATTAGTATATGAAATAAATATATCATATGGATCTTTTGATTTTTTTTCTTTTTTATATGTTTGATTCGTATATTTCTTCATTAAACTAATAAGAGAACGTTTAAGAATAGACTCTATATTATTATCATGTATATCATTTGTATCATCTGTATAATACGATCCAGATTCATTACTATCACTTCCGTTATCTAATTCATTATCTAATTCATTATCTAATTTGTCATCTAATTCATTATCTAACTTGTTATCTAATTCATTATCTAACTTGTTATCTAACTTGTTATCTAATTCATTATCTAACTTGTTATCTAATTCATTATCTAACTTGTTTATACTAGATGTATTTTCAGATTGCTTAGGAAATGTATCCACTTTACCTTCTGTATTAATCTTTTTTTTTTTAGAAATTGAAATATTACCACCACATTCTTGATCTATAAGATCTGGTAAAAATTCATCTAATTTTCTTTTTTGATTTCTAGTATGAACCATAAAGACTTTATTTATCTGTTATAAATAAAATAAATCATTTTTTTTTACTTACTTGTAAGCGTGTTTAAAAAACAAATAAAAAATCAATATACCTAAATATATACAATAAATGAGTTATTCGCAAGATATATCTACAATTTTTGGATTCGTTTTATTCGCCGCATCAGAACTTGTTGCAATATTACCAATTCCTGCAAATGGAATTTTACATAGTTTGGTTATAGGGTTAAAGAATAGTTTAAAGCCAGAAAAAAAAAACATTGACGTTGAAATGGCTAATACATTATTTAATACAGATAAAGAAATGACTAATATTGTTACAACATTAAATGGAAATAAATCTTTAACTGAAACAGTTAATATTCTTGTACAAAATCCAGAAATTTCAAATATAGTAAATGATTTATCTAGGAATACACAATTACAATATATCAATACATTATTAATTAATAATACGGATATAGTAAACAATATCGCTAAATTAGTCATTACTGAAATTCAAAACAAACAAATTGCAAAAGATAAAATTTCTAAAGAAATAAATTAATTTGTATAGTATATTATATGACATTAAAAAAAGAAATAGTTGGAGTGTTAACCAACTTTGGTCAAATAATTCCTATTAAACGCGGTCTTCAAAATGACACTAATTTGCCAGTTGTAGATATAAATTTTTATCCAAATGCTGATAAATATTTATCAAAAGAAATATTTTTAATAAACGATGAAGAAAAATGGTCAAATGAGCGGAAAAAAGAACGTGATGATTTGTTTATAATTAAAAAAGAATTGGGTAAATTTATTTCTCAAAATGAAAATATTAAAAACAATATAATAGATATTGTTAAAGATAAAGAAATAAATAAATTTAAGAAAATAGATCTTATTAACAATATTTTTAAAAATATATTAGAAAATAACAAACAAGTATTTACAGATGTACAATTATCAGATATATCAGATATATCAAATGAAGTTATTAATGATAATATAGAGAATTTATTAATCAACAATGTTATAATGGAGCAAATATATAACCAAAATGAAATAAAAAAAACAGATACAGAAAGTATTTGGTTAAATATAAATGATATTACAAACTGGTTTAAAAAATATGAAAGTGAAAATGAATAAATAAATTTAAAAACTAGTTATTATTTTAATATATAACTGTAGCTTTTTTGTTTTATCGTATACATTACTATGACTATGTATATGACTATTACTATTACTATGACTGTTACTATGACTATGAATATGACTATTACTATGACTATTACTTAATGTATATTGTAATAATGGGTATTCAAATGGGTCCCATATGATATTTATATCATCTCCTGAACTGCATACTTTATTAATTGTTCCATTATCTACTTTATTTGTTTTAGATATAGCAAAAATAGTATTAGAAAATTTAGAATTAATTATAATAAAATAAGACCCAGTATCTCTTATATGTTTACAATAATATGTATTAATATATCCTATATCAATTTTAGTTTCATGTATGGATAAAGGTGGTACACGTGCATACATGTAAAAAGAATCTGGATCTTTAGCATTAAATATATTTGAAAATGTTTCTTCGTAAAATTCTGGATTAAACAAAAAAGTCATTTAAATATAATATATAAATATACAAAAATATATAAAAATATACGAGTAATAATGAAAAAATTGATTTGTATAATTTTTTTCATTAAAATACAATGAGTTTTATTGAACAAAAATTTTATAATAAATTTTATGATAAAATACAAAAATTAAGAAAAATAGCGCAAAATTCTCCTTTACAACACAAGCATAGTGCTTGTTTAATCAAAGGTAATAAGATGATAACTATGGGATATAATAAATATATAAAAGAAAGTATTATAAATAATATTCTTGTTAAATTTACTATTCATGCTGAAATAGATGCATTGTGTAAAATAGATAAAAAATTAATAAAAGGTCATGATATTTTAATAATACGTATATCAAGATCTCATTTAAAAAATTCACGTCCTTGTAATTCTTGTATTGAAAAATTAAAAAGTAGAGGTATTAGAAAAGTATATTATAGTAATGAATGTGGAAATATAGTATGCGAATTTTTAGAAAATATGACTAAATTACATGATAGTTCTGGGCATCGGATGTACAATAAATATTTTAAATAATTATTTTTTAGAACGTTCTTTACTTTTTAGAACGTTCTTTACTTTTTGATAACGTTTTTCTACTTTTTGATAACGTTTTTCTACTTTTTGATAACGTTTTTCTACTTTTTGATAACGTTTTTCTACTTTTTGATAACGTTTTTCTACTTTTTGATAACGTTTTTTTACTTTTTTTAGAACGTTTTTTAGGAGATTTATATTTTTCAGATAATTTTTCAGATAATGTTTCAGTAAATATATCATTAAAAACAACATCCTTTTTATTTTCTATATTATCACTAAAAGTACATGATAGAAATAAATCAGATGATTCTGATATTTGTTTAGGTTTGACTGATATTTGTTCTGATTTGATTGATATCTGTTTTGGTTTGATTGATATTTGTTCTATTACAGAATCAGAGTTAGAATCAGAGTTAGAATCAGAGTCGCTAAAATATAATAATTGTTTTTCATCTGGAAATTTTAAAAAAGACAATGATTGAAGTAAATCAGGATATGTTTCCATTTTGTTTTATTTACATTTTATTTAGAAATTAATTTTATCAAAAAATTGAAAAACTAATAAAATGTAAATAAAATAATAATGTCTGATGAAGATAATAAAATTTTAGACGAACCGTTAGAACCATTAAAAGTGGTAGTAAATGAAATTGTAAAAAGAAAAAAAGGAAGACCTCGTAAAGAAGTTTCTGATAAACAAGTTATTGAAAAGGTAACTGAAGAAAAAAAAAAAAGAGGAAGAAAAAAGAAAGAATGTATAGAAGAGGTTAAACAAAAGAAAAAACGTGGACGTAAAGCAGCTGTAAAATATTTTAGTTCATCAATTAGAAAAAAAATACCATTGACAACAGTATTACAGGATAATAATAATTATATTTTACATTTAGATATTCAAGACGAAACCAATAATGAAAATGAAAATGTGATTAATGAAAATGAAAATGTGATTAATGAAAATGAAAATGTGATTAATGAAAATGAAAATGTGATTAATGATAAAAGTACTATTGGAATGGAAGAAACTACTTTTGTATTTGATAATTACAGTAATAAATTAGATAAAAAGGAAATTATAACTACCGTTTTTGAAGAACTAAAAAAGACAAATTCAGAAAATGAAATAGAATTACAAAAAGAATATAATAATTTACTTGAAAATGATGATTTAGATGTTAATGAACTATACGAACGTCAGATTGAAATAAGAGAAAAGCAAGATAATATTCTTGTACATAAATTAGAATCTCAAATAAAAAATAAGATATATGCTAAAAAAGAACACAAAGTAGAAAAAGATAATGCTAATATTCAAGAATCTAATAGAAAAAGAGGATTTTTTGAAATGTTAAGTGAATTTATAGAAAATAAGGAATGGTTACATACAACTTCTGTTTGTTGTTGGTGGTGTTGTCATGGTTTCGATACAATACCAATAGGTTTGCCATCTTATTATGACAAGTCTAACTGTAAATTTCGTGTAAAAGGTGTATTTTGTAGTTTTTCATGTATGCTTGCTTATAAAAATGATAAACGTTTATCTAATTTAGATTATATTATAAAATTTTTATATAGTAAATTAACTGGAACAATGTTATTAGATTGTGTATTAAAACCAGCACCTTCTAGGTATGCATTAAAAATTTTTGGTGGACAATTAACTATAAAAGAGTTTAGAGATAATTTTACTGAAAATAAAATATATAAAATGGTAGAATATCCAATGTATATATCAAATGATTATATGGAAGAAATTGATATAAAAAATATCAAAAAAGCAAATCATAAATTATTTGACGAAAATGAACAGCAAACAAAAATATTTAATAATTTAGATGATAAACGTGTGGAAGATGCAAAAACAAGATTATCTATTATTGAAAGTGCAACAGTAACAGTTGGAAATACAATTGATAAATTTATAAGATTTAGTTAAAAAAAAAATGAATAATTAATTATTAATTAATTATTTTAATACAAGATAATTACCTTTTTTACTACTTTTTAATACGATGTCTATTATTAATATTACCGATTTATATAATTTTGTTTCTGATAAAACTTTTGAACAATTAAAAAAATTTTCTAAAGAGTTACGTATAAAGCATAACGATAATCTTTACTTGTTGGTAGATAATAAAAATAAAGAAAAGGTTGAAGAAAAGGTTGAAGAAAATGAAGAAAATAAAGAAAATGAAGAAAATAAAGAAGAATTTTTAAGTGAAAATATTAAAAAGCAAGCAAATGGTATTATTTTTGAAAAAGATACAAATAATATAGTTGCAATGTGTTATCCTCAAATTGATGATGTAAAAAATGAAGAGCAACTAAATGAATTAATTAAAAATGATTCTATTACTGTTGAATATTGTGAAGATGGTACAATAATTAGATTGTATTATTATAATGATAAATGGTATACATCTACTACGAAATGTATTGATGCAAGTATAAGTTTTTGGTCAAGTTCTAAAAGTTTTAACGAACTTTTTTGGGATCTTTTTGATAAAAATGATTTAGAAAATTTAGATAAGAATTCAACTTATTTTTTTATTTTGCTTCATAAAGAAAATAGAATTGTTGTAAAACATAAAAAGAATGCTTTGATTTACGTATCAAAAGTAAATAATAAAACACAAATTGAAGATAATGAATTTGTATTTGAAAAAAATCAAAATATTAAAATGAAAGAATATATTAATAAAAACGAATTTCAATCAATTATAAATTCAAACAAACCTTTTGATTTATCTAACAAAAGAGGTATAGTAATTAGAGTAAAAGATATTAATACAAATATAAGTTCTATTTATAAAATTGATTTTGAAAGTTATAAAATTATTAAAGATATTAGAGGAAATGTTGCTGAAATTAGATTACGATATATAGAATTATTAAACAAACCAGAATCTTTAGAATTACTTGAAAAAATTTATAAGGAATATCAATTTACATTTGCATTTATTAAAGCATCTATTCTAAAATTAGTAAAAACAATTCATAGATTATATATTAAATCACATGTTAAACACGAAATTCAAATTGGAGAAGATCATATTTATTATAGAACATTAAGACAATTACATGCACAATATAAAAATACAAATACACCAATCCGTTTTGAAGATGTTTATAATAAAATTGTAAATCTTGATAAACATGTTATTAAACGTTTTTTAAATTGGGTATAATAAATAGTTTTTTGTTTTTTAGTTTTTTAGTTTTTTAGATTAGATATAATAAAAATAAAGTTTTTTATCAAACTTTATTTCTATTTATAATATATATATATGGCTGATTTAACAATTCCGCTAGTAGGATTAACAACAATAGTTGGTTATTATTTTAGTAAAAATGGGAGAATTCAAAGAGAACGACCTATAAATAGAGATGCGATAGAAACTTTTGATAAACCAAATGGGGAAAATATATATACTTCAAATGTTGTAACAGAAGCAAATAATGAAATATTGAATAGATCTTTACAAAATTATAAAGATGCATATAATCCAGTTGAAACAGGAATGATTTTACCTTTTTTTAATTCGTATAGTACAGTTGGACAAGATCCAACTAAAATAGAAAAAACTATTAAAACATTATCTTCAAAAGAATTAGGAGAATTTAATGATATGAATCGTATAGGTAAAGTAGAATCGTTAGTTGACAATGGAATTGAATATATGCCAATGTTTAAGTCAACTGTACAAGAATCACATACGACTGGTATTAAAAAATCTAATGTTAAAGAAAATATAAATGTATTAACTGGATTATCATATGAAAAAGAACATAATAATATGGTTCCATTTTTTGGTAGTAATACCAAGCAAAATATAGAAGAATTTGCAAATGTAAGTCTTTTAGATAAATATACTGGTAAATCTATGGAATTTGGACATAAAAAAGAAGTAGAAAGTTTTTATGATGTAAATCCAGAAAATATAAATGGTATGCCATCAAATACTAATTTAATAAAAGATAGATATATCCAATCTATTTATAAACAAGGTGAGAAATTAATTGATCCAATTTATGTATCGGCACCAAAAGCTGGTACTTTTGAAAATAATATTAGACCACAGTTTAAAGAAGTTAATGAATTACGTCCTGGAAACAATCCTAAAAAGGTATATGGTGGTGTTGTATTACCTGGTCAAATGGGAGAAGTAAGAGGTGTTATTGGAAAAGTAAAAAAGAATCGTCCTGATACATTTTATGAAAAAACTAACGATCATCTTTTTAAAGGCCCAGGACAATATATAGCTCCACAAGTATTAGAAGATTACACTGTTAATTTTAAAACATCTTCTAGAGAACAATATAATGTAGAATATTATGGAAATGGAAATGCTCAATATTTAGATAAATTTCCTCAAAGAGTAGGAAATATAGATAATAATAAAGTAAGTGGTGAAATATCAAATTCATTTTTACAAGCGCCAAAAAGAATAAATTATGAAAATGATTATATGAGAAATGTAAATGGTCCAAATAAAGTTCATGATTATGGTAAATCTAGTATGAAACAATATAAAAATGAAAGATCTACTACAGAAGGAGTATTCCCATTAGGAAGTATACATACTACTGAAAAAGGAGTTGTTTTAAGACCATCTGATAAGATAAAGACAACATTAAAAGAAACTACATTAAGAACAAATGATAGTGGTAATATAAAAACATTATATACATTAAATAAAAGTGATCCACAAAGTAGTGGGATTTCTGATATGAAACCAAGAGATACACAAAAACAAAATTTAATAGATAATAAATATTTAGGCCAACATACAAATGGACAGAAAGGTCTTGGATATCTTACAAACAAGTATGATGCAAAGACTACAAATAAAGAAATGATTACTGAAAAAAGTAATTATCAAGGTAATCCTAATTATAAGAATGAATCTACTTCTAGACAACAATATGATAATGTAGTTATAAGAGATGATAAACAAGATTTACTTACTGGAACTAGACCTGGAGGTCATCAGAAATTTCAAATTTCTTCAGGAAAGGTTTCATTTGGAAAAGTCAAGACTAATGCAAACTTGTTATTAAAAGAAGAAGAAGATAAACGTGCTAATATGAATGCAGTATTACCTCAAAATATACCAGATAAAAATATTTTTAATATTCAAGGAAATAAAATAGAAGCAAGCGATGATAGATTTCAACCAGGATTATTTAACGAACAACTTGGACAAAATCCTTATATAATAAATAAACCAAATAATAATAAATAAACCAATTAATAATAAATAAACATACATATTTTTGAAAAATTGAATAATTAAAAAATCTAGAAGATGTTGAATTTAATAAGAATGCAAAAAATGAAAATTTCTAAATTACCAGTTGAAATTATGGATAAAATTGTATTATTAACAGAAGATGCGCGTATAGCGAATATTTTAAGAAATCAAATTTCTCAATACGCATTTGATCGTATTAAGAAAAAAATATTAATTTATGGTAATATACAAGGTGGTAAAACAAATGAAATTAAAACGTCTTTAGTAAATGTATTTAAAAAAATTGAAATATTTTTAAAATCTAGAAAATATTGACTATTATAATAATAAGAATGCAGAAAATGAATATTCCTAAATTGCCAGTTGAAATCATGGATAAAATAGTATTATTAACAGAAGATGCACGTATCGCTCATGCTTTAAAAGATAAAATTTCTCAATACGCATTGAATCGTATTGAGAAAAATGTATTAATTTATGGTGATATACAAGGTGGTAAGACAAATGAAATTATAAAATACATAAAAGAAAATGAATTAGATACTAAAATTTTAGTCATTCAAAATTCATTATTAGTATTATCTCAATATGAGCAAAGATTTAAATCGCAAAATGTAGATTATCAAATCGTTGATAAAAATACAGAAAAAATAACAAAAAAATTAGTTTTGATTTTAAATAATAAATATAGATATTCTTATTTTCAAAAAGTAGAGCCACTTAAATATATATTAATGTTGGACGAATCTGATCAAACTATACTATCTTGTAGACTAAAAGCACATGTAAATGTATATAAAACTGTACATATAACTGCAACACCTTTTAATAAATTATCATATGATAGATATATTAAAGTTCAACAAAATGAAAATTATTACGGTATTAATGATTTAAATATAAATTTAAATAAGACAGATGATGAAATAAAATATGTAAAAAAATTTACAGAAACAGAAACAGGTATTATGCTAATAAACAAGTATTCATATGTTGGTCAAATGACAAATTGCGCTAAAAAATTATCTGACGAGTTTACAAATATTCCTATCGTATTATTAACATCTGATAAAATACTTTATTTACGTAAAAATAAAAAAATTATAAAACATAAATCTATATCAAAAATTATAGATGTTTTAAAGGAATATCCTCATATAATATTTATAGCAAATAGATTATCGAATAGAGGATTATCATATGTTTCTAGTGATTATTCAAGACATTTAACATGGCAAATAACTAAAATCAGAGCAAATGTTACAAGCTTTTTACAAAGTTTACGAATTCTTGGAATATATAATAATAAAGATAATAAAAAATTAAATCTTCAATTAGTAATCGGGGAATGCGAAGAAAAACTTTTTGAAAAACACTTGAAATTTATTAATGACTTTGACGTTGAAAAAAAAATGGTATATAATATTAATAAATAATTGAAAAAAAATTAAAGATAAATTAAAGATAAAAGTGTAAAACAAATTAAAGATAAATTAAAGATAAAAGTGTAAAACAAATTAAAGATAAATTAAAGGTAAACCAAATTAAAGGAAAAAATGAAAAGTATGATTAAAGAACTAGAAATACTTGTAGAAGTTGAAAAATCTTTAAAAATTTTAAATTCTATAAATTTTGATAAATTAAATGAATTGAAAAAACATATAGAAAATATAAGAGAATTGCAATTACAAAGTTTTGTTGAAAATGATACTTATAATTTTGTATTAACTGATGCTTTACAAAAAAAAGAAGAAGAAAATAAAAGTAAAGTAAATAATAACAGAAATAATAATAATAATAATAATAATAATAATTATAACAATTATTAAAAGTAATTCTATTTAAAAAAATAAAATATATATGGTTTATATAGACTTGTATGAAAAGTGTTAAATTTAATTTAGACAACATACAATTTTATGATACATATTCCAATGATGAATATGATAGATATCCTATTGATAGCATATTATATTTAAAATCTTATAATAAAATTACAGAATTTGATTGGAAAGAAATGATATATAATTTAAATATTTTTAAAATATGTGAAATGATTGTGCATAAAAGTAGTTTAAATAATACAAAACTACATTAAAAAAATATTTTTTTTAATTATATAATGTATATTATATATTATGAAAAATGAAGATTTAAAAAGTATGATAATAATCTCAATTGTTATCTCAATAATAGAACAATTAGGACAATTTTCTTTAAAAAATAGTAAAAGTATATTTGATATGTTTTATATTAATGGTATAGTATTTTATATTTTAGTTGCTGTACTTTTTCATTATATATATAATAATTATAATGCAAATAAAGTAAATATCATATGGGCTTGTATAAGTATTGTATTAGCTGTAATATTAGGTGCTATTTTTGAAAATGAATCAATAACATTGAATAAAACTATTGCAGTATTCTTCTCAATCGTTGCAATTTATTTTGCACAGTAAATTTAAACTAATTTAATTTGTGGGTTTTTATAATTGGTATTAATGTATTCGTTAATAACATCTGGATCACTTAAACGATCTTTTAATAATTTGATTTGTATATTTAAGCTTTCGATTTCTTTATTATCAATTTCTTCTTTATTTTGTAAATTTTCTCTTTCTAATTCTAAATTTTTGATTCTTTCTAAAATATCATTAACTTCATGAACTTCTTCGCTACCTTCTTCGTCACCTTCTTTTATAGTTTGTAGTGTATTTTTCAAAATTTTATTAAATTCTACATTTGCTTCTTCTCTTTCAACTTCAGTATAATTACTATTTAATTTTTCTTTTAAGTTATTTACTTTTTCTTGTGCTTTTTGAATATCTTCGTTTTGCATGTAAATTTGTTGCATAATAGAAATAGGGTGTTCTTTAGGCTTTTCAGTTGATTTACCTTCTTTAATAGCTTCTTGTACCATTTCATTCTTTCTAGAATGCCATTGTTCATTTGCAATTTCTCTATTTTCTAAATAACTTTTAATTAATGTATTTAATTGTTGATTTTGATATTCTATATCTTGAATTTGATGTGGTTCTACAACTAATGGAAAAAATTTTCCAACTTCAACAGTATAAATATCATAATTATTATCTATTTTTAAAATTTTTTGACACATTGTTTTTGCCTTTTCTAATGTATCAGTTGTTCCTCTTATCTTTAATCCCCATGTATCACACTTTTGAGGCATATTAGGCCCAACGATACTAACTAATGCATATTGTTGATTAGAGATAGGTGGATCTTCAAATAAATAATCAATAGAATTTTCTTTAGACATTTTATTTATATAGAGTATTTTTTTATATCTTTTTTAACGCAATTTATACGTTAAGAAAAGTTTATATATTGGGAAAAGTTTTTATAATATGTAAAGTTTATATATTGGGAAAAGTTTATATATTGGGAAAAACTTTTATGGCGAGTAAAGTTTTTATATTGGGAAAAGTTTTTACGTTAAGAAAAGTAAAAAAAATAATCTATATAAATAAAATGTTTAAATATAAGGAATTAATAAAACGTTTAGATAGAATAGAAGAAAATTTAAGTAATCAAATTATATTAGAAAAAACAAATATTATAAATAGTATTGAAAAAAAGTTTTATGAACTTTATAAAGATACGAAAATGAATAATGACTTGATATATCAAGAAATATCTTTAATAAAAGATGAAAAATTAGATAAAATATTGAATGAAAAAATAGAAACGATTAAACATCAGTTATTTTTAGAAAATGAATTAAAAAAGACTATTCAAGATATTGAGAATTTGTCAATTACTATACATAATACAATAGAACTTATAAATTATACTATATACAAAATAGATAATACAAAATAGATAATACAAAAAATGATATAAAATGTATAGAAAATACTAAATAGATAATACTATTTTACATAGAAATAAACTAGTATATGATAGTTTATTTTTATATTAAAACTTTTTTTTTGCTTATAATAAATAATTTAATTGGTATAATGTTTTAAGGGTATAATAGTACAATGAATAATTTAATGGGTATAATGTTTAATGGGTATAATGTTTTAAGGGTATAATGTTTAATGGGTATAATGTTTTAAGGGTATAATGTTTAATGGGTATAATGAACAATTTAATGGGTATAATGGTATAATGAACAATTTGATGGGTATAATAGTATAATGAACAATTTGATGGGTATAATGAGTATAATGGGTATAATAAATAATTTAATGGATATAAGGATATAAGGATATAAGGATATAAGGGTAATGTTGTAGAAAAATTATTTAGATTGACATAACTCAGAAAGATGATTACATTCATCTTCGATAATTTTAATTGATTTATAAAAATCTTCCTTATTAATATGAGGATTTTTTTCTATATCTAAATTATTTTTAATATCATCTAACAATTTGACAAATTTATTTTTAGATAATTCAGCATTAGATCCATTAGGATCATTATTGTCTGAATTAAAAATTTTTTTGATATCTTGGATATTATAGATTCTTTTACCACCGTTTGGTCTGATGCATCTAATTTTTCCAGCCTCGGACCATCTCCTTAATGTTCCAGAGGTAATGTCGTATTGTTTAGTAATTTTACTAGGTGAAATATAATTTTCGGTATCCATCTTTTTTCTCTTTTATTAAATAAAATAAATAAAATAAAAAAGATAAATTTACGCATTTTATCGATTTAATTAGTAAAAAAACATTTCTTTAAATCTATTTTAAGCATATTTAAAGAAATGATAATGAAAATAGAAAACAATAAAAAGTACAAAATATAAACAAATTGCGAGTATTTTAAAATAATTGATTTGTACATTTTATAAAGTAATTTAAAAATAATTGATTTGTGTATTTTATAAAGTAATTTAAAAATAATTGTTTTGTACATTTTATAAAGTAATTTTAAAATATTTATTTTGTACAATTTGTACGGAATTTCTAAAATTTTTTTTTCTTGTTGAGATGTATAACAATACAAGTTATAAAAATGGATCCTTCCCAATTAAAAGCTAGTTATGACCAAACGCAATATTTATCCGATCTAATCGGAAAAGTCGACGGTGACTTATTGAAATCTCAAAGTTACCAAAATGTTGAAGCATTAAAATCACAAAATGGCCAAACAAAAGAAATCTTGGATATACAAGATCGAGCACAATATGCCAATGAAAACAGGCAAAATCGCAACTTTAATTTACTTAGTGATAGTATTAAAGCAGAAGGTGGATCATCTAGAGACACTGTTTATCGAACTTCTGCTGCTTTAAATGATTCTGTCGGAAAGGGTGCAGCTGATAATCTCTTGGCAACTGAACGTGTAGCTGGTCATATAGATGATAATATTTATAGAACAGCTATGAGTATAGATCAATCTGTTTATAGAGCTCATGCTGCTACAAATGATGCTGTAACTGCAGGTCGTATTGAAGGACAAAAAAATACAACTGAACTCGCGGCTTATCTTAAAACTCATAGTGATAATAACTGGTCAAACTTTGGAAATATTACAAAAGATATTTACCAAGGAAAGGCTGATACAATATTATCTTCAACAAATCAATTTGCAATGCTTGCTAAACAAGCAAGTGAAAATACATCATCTATTCAAATAGAAGGTCTTAAAAATAAAGGAGATCTTTCTAAACAAATGGCATTCCAATATAGTGAATTGAAAGATAAGATTTCTAATTCTGAAGCAAGTATCAAGTGTCTATTATCAACACAAGAAGCTGATAGACTTCGTGATGCATTACGAGCAACTGAAAACAAGAGCTTGTACTTTGAATTAAAAGGAAATCATCACCATCATCATGGACATCGTCGAGGACACCATCATTAGGAACTCGGGCGGTCTATAAAAAATTTTAAATCAAACCCAAAATTAAAATTAAAAGATTCAAGTAGTAGCTCAAGTTCAAGTAGCAGTAGTAGTAGCTCAAGTTCAAGTAGCAGTAGTAGCTCAAGTTCAAGTTCAAGTAGTAGTGATAATTCAGAAATACCCCATCAAGGACCTCAAGGACCACCTGGCCCCCAAGGACCACCTGGAGACAAAGGACAATCTGGAGACAAAGGGTCAAAAGGTGAACCTGGAGACAAAGGGTCAAAAGGTGAACCTGGAGACAAAGGGTCAAAAGGTGAATCTGGAGACAAAGGTGAATCTGGAGACAAAGGTGAATCTGGAGACAAAGGTGAATCTGGAGACAAAGGTGAATCTGGAGACAAAGGTGAATCTGGAGACAAAGGTGAATCTGGAGACAAAGGTGAATCTGGAGACAAAGGTGAATCTGGAGACAAAGGTGAATCTGGAGACAAAGGTGAATCTGGAGACAAAGGTGAATCTGGAGACAAAGGACCGTCTGGAGACAAAGGACCGTCTGGAGACAAAGGACCATCTGGAGACAAAGGTGAATCTGGAGACAAAGGACCGTCTGGAGACAAAGGACCATCTGGAGACAAAGGTGAATCTGTGTTGCAACTTGAAGAAGGGCCGCCAACAAGAGAAATAGATTCAGATAATAACAGCGTACGTAGCGTGCGTAGCGTACGTAGCGTGCGTAGCATACCTGAAAGTTTAAGTAGTATTAAAAGTAAAAATCCATTTGATAAAATAATGAAACGTTTTAAAAAAAGGGATAATGAATAAATAAAAAATTAATATTAATTTTAATATTAATTTTATTCGTATTTGTATTATATTTATATAGATAATGTATGACCACCAATTGAAAAAAATATTTTTTGTGTTCTATATTTAAAAGAATTTTTTCTAATTAAATCTATATTTTGGTATGGATTTAAAAATCTAAAATTCCAATTTAAAACTTTATTTAATTTTATACGTGTTTCTATATCTGTCATTTTATAAATAATAATCAACAATTCATTTGGTAATTTGTTATTCATAGTGTATATTGTATATTGTAATTTAATAAAATTATATTTTTTATTATATCAAATATAATTTAATTATAATCCCACGATTCGCAATCAGAACAAGTGATATCTTGTATACATTCTGGAAAATCATTTTCCCAATGTGGTATAATATTTTTTATAATAGAATCTATACGATGATTTAATATAGATTCTGTATATCCTAATTTTTCTTTAGCATTATAAGTACAAGTATAACCAGAATGACATTTTGTATAGATATTATATCCAAATGTCCAACAAGTATTTCCACAAGTGCCCATAAAAATAGGATCTGCATTATGTCCAAAATGATATGTGTTTTGATGAGAATGAAGACCAATTAAATCTAAATAATGTTTATCTCCAGGTGATTGAAATGCAATTGATGTCTTGTTATATAAAATTCCCATAATAGTAGCTATTGTACCACCTAATGAATGTCCAGTAAAAATAATATTGTCAAAATTTATATCTTTTTTTATATTTTCAACAATGTCATTTGCAAGATTTATATAATTTAAATTAAAAAAAGTAGACTTTTTATAACATTTTTTAGAACAAATATTATTAAATGAATCGTAATCGCATAATGATTTATTAAATATATTTGATTGTTTGTAAAAACAACAAGAAAAGTATAAATTATCATTAAATCTATCACTATAAGAACTTGAAAGATCTTGCCAACCAAATTTGTCATAATATTCTTCTTCTTGAAGTCCAATTATGGTTGTGGTACCTTTAAAACTAATTATATTATTTCCAGTTTGATTATTATAAAATAAAAATGATTTAACTGTATTATTATCATTTGTTATATCTGTTACTGTATAATTAGGTAAATCTATCCAGTTGGAATGATTTATATATGTGTAAACATTATTTGACATTATTGCTAAATCATAAATTAATTTATAAAAAGTATTATTAAAGATTTTCATAAATATATATGTATATTAAAAATATTATATAGAATTTATTTAAACATAATAATAATAAATAAGATATAGATGAGAAAAAAAAAAGATACTGTAGGTACACCAACATATTCTAAAAATTTTCAAAAAACAAAAAAATCAAAAAGTCAACATTCTATTTTACATAAACATGAACATCGTTTAGAAGAACTTTTTGTAAATGATAATAAATTGCAAAAAATAAAAAGTGATATTAAAAATATAGAAAAGGATACAACAGATTTAAAGAATAAAAAGTTGTTAAGAAATTTACAAAATGAAAAGGGTAAATTGGAAAGTAATACTAATTTATGTGATTATTTATTAGAATCTACTCAGATAATTCAAAAATATATAGAATTAGAAAATCGTGAAGGTGAATTGTTAAATTTAAACGAATTAAGTGAAGAAATTAGTTTAGAATTAAATCAAATAAACGAAGGAAAGGTAGATTTAGTAGAAGAATACCTCTTAAAATTTGAACCAGATAACAAAACACAAAAGATGACTATTAAAAGAGAATCATTAATTTGCAAAGACTGTAATATTTCATTTAAAGTAGAACATAGTTATTTAGTATGTCCACTTTGCGGAATTTGTAAAAATACAATTGAACAGGCTAATGAATTATCTTATAAAGAGAAACAAGATTATGATTATAGACCACAATTTACATATGATAAAAGATCACACCTCGAAGATTGGCTCAGACGGTTTCAAAATAAAGAGGCGAGAGCGATTCCACAAGATGTGTTAGATAAAGTTATTTTAGAAGCTAAAAAGGAAAGAATAAATGATTTAAATGCTTTAACAGAAGAAAAGGTAAAAAGATATCTCAAAAAGTTGAATTTAAATGATTATTATGATAATGTAATTGGTATTATTAATAGATTAAATGGTAGACCTCCATTTACATTAACACAGGAAATAGAGGAGAAAATTAAAAAGATGTTTCAGCAAATACAAGATCCTTATGAAAAGTATAAACCACCTTCACGTAAAAACTTTTTGAGTTATAGTTATACACTTTGTAAATTTTTTCAAATATTAAATCTTCACGAGTTTGCAAAATATTTTCCATTATTAAAAAGCAATGATAAATTACGTCAACAAGATGATATATTCAAAAAAATAGTTGGACACATGTCTGAAATTGATAAAACAACTAGGTGGGTGTTTTATCCAAGTGTATAAAATGATAATTAAGATGAAATAGTTTCTGGTAGAGTTTCTAGTAGAGTTTCTGGTAGAGTTTCAGATACAGCTTCAGATACAGCTTCAGATACAGCTTCAACAGGAACTTTACAAGCTCTAAACATCATAATGTATAAAAATATAACAGAAGTAATATAGTATACTATAAATGACCTTGATATATAAGCATCTGGTTCTCTATTTGTATCTTTTGATTCTATTGTTTTTTGATTAGAATTGATGATGCTAATTGGTAAATTTTTAAACCAAAAGCTTAATGGTAACCAGATAAATAATAACAAAATAGGATTGTAAAATGGTATCAACAATGGAAAAAGATTACGTTTATAAGAAGATGGACATAAATTACTAAATTCATTTGACGTATCATTTAAAAATGCATTTATGCTTAAATATACTTTTCTTACTCTTAATATAATAATAACAATAATAGTTGGTATAATAAGATGATATAAAAGATATATAGGATTTTTCTTTAAAAAATCCATATCTATCAATTTATCGTATCCTGGATATATTTGTTTAAATATAGGATGTTCTGTAATTTTTTCTATAATTTGTTTATGATAAGAATCAGGAGTAACTAAATATACTAAATATGCTAAAGCTGGTGCGACAAGTGTTTGTAAAATAGTTGATAATTTTATACCCATCACAAACATTAAATATAATACAATAATAATAACGTATACATTCATTTTATTATAATTATAAAACAAAATAAAAATAGTAAATTAATATTATTGGTTTTTATTTAAAAAGAATTTTATCAATTGTTGTTTCAACACAAAACATTCTATGAATAATAATACCTAATATAAAAAGAAATATATTAATATATAATATACTAGTATCTTTTAAAAAGTATTCTTTTATAAAAATTCCTAATAAAAATGTTGCAATTACGTCCACAATAGCTATATTTAAAAATCTATATGTGTGTAAACCAGTATTTGGTTTTCCAAATAAATCAGAATATTGACACAAATTAATATTTGGCATCATATATTATTATTATTATTTAAAAAATCTAAAAAAGGATAATGTAAAATTAATTTTATATCCAAATGTAAAAGCTTGTGGCCTTTTACTAACTATATATTTACATATATAATTAAATTGTTTTTCCAGAGATACATCTTCTTTAGGAATTGTATCTATTTTTATATAATTATAATCTAAAAGTACTTTTAATAAAGCAGCTACTACTATTGCACTTCTTTGTTTTCCCATATGACAATGAATAAGTATATTTTTTTGCTCTATTGTATATTTTCTTAACAATAAAGGAACTATTATTTTAAAATATGCTTGCATAATAATAAAATCACATTCCAATAAACTATCATTAACAGGAATTCTATACATTTCTATATTGTCAGTAATGTTATTATTTTCTTGACGTTTATCAATAAAGCATTTGTTTTTTGTACAATTGATAATTACATTAATATTATTTTTTTTTAAAAAAGATGCATCTAATGCAGATTTATGATTACCTAACCAAAGACGTGGTATAATCTCGTCTGCGTTATTATAAAAATTCATTGTTAAATCATATATATATTGCATAATAGATGTTGGTAATTTTTTTAATATAAATAATGGAGTTTCTTTTAATAATTGTAAATTAAGCATATATGTGTATTTAACCAATAAAAAATATATCTATATATAATATACGAATGAATAGATATAAACATACTCGCATCACAATAGAAAAAAAAGATTCTAGTACATCTTCTGATGAACAAAAAGATTACGATAAAAATGATGAAAGTATATTTAGTGAAAGTGAAAGTGAAAGTGAAAGTGAAAGTGAAAGTGAAAGTGAAAGTGAAAGTGAAAGTGAAAGTGAAAATAGATTTGTTAGTATAGTAAATTCTGGTTATAAGAAATCAAAATATGGTAGTAAACAGGATCATATGACAGGATATGATATGGTACATAAATTAGATAATTATGTTGCTTTAAAGACATTAAAAGAAAAAAAAATATTAAGATATATGACTCCATTTAAAACATGGATTCGATATTTAAATATACATAATAAAAAATTTAGAACAGGTGGATTATTATTAAAAGTAGAATATCCGGATTATATTATGTTGGTAAATCCAAAATTAAATTTAACATGGAGTGTTCAATTAAATGACCATATTATTTATGTACCTGATAAAGAATATCCTTTAAATGAACAACAAAAATTAACAATGAGAAAAAAGGAAAAGGAAATGGTAATAAAAAGAGAAAAAGAAAAAGAATTAGAAGTATTAAAGGATCATTTATTTTTATTATATAAAAATGGGAAATTAACATTAAAGAAAAAAGTTTAAAAATTGATTTTATTGATTTAGATTATATATAAATAAAATGAATAAACGATTTAGAAAAGAAATAAGATCTTTGTATATACAGCAAAATACACGTTCCTTATTAGAAAATGATTATCTTGTTTATCAAGATGAAAGTAATATAAATATTTTACATACTATTATAAAAGCTCCACGTGATTCTGTTTATCGTCATACATTTATCCGATTAGATTTTGAAATTCCTGATAATTATCCACACTCTCCACCAAAAGTAACATTTGTAAATCATGACAATATTAGAATACATCCTAACATGTATAAAGATGGAAAATGTTGTAGTACAATTTTAAATACATGGCCATCGGAAAATGAAAAATGGACGTCAAGTATGGGTATAGAAACTATTCTATTAACGTTTCATTCTTTTTTAGATAATAATCCTTATACTTATGAACCTGGAGGTAGAGATGATCCTAGTTATACTATTTATGTTAGACATCAATCTTGGATTACCTGTTTAATTAAATATCTTCAATATGAAAAGATTGATATATTTAAAGAATTTATGTATAATTATTTACTGTTAAATATAGATGATGTTTTTACAGAGTTGAATAGTTTAGACGAAATGTATAATAGTGGATATTATTCTACTAGGTGTTTTGAAATTGAAAATTATATAATTAATTATAAACTTGTTTCTGAAAAATTACAAGACTGTTATAATTATATATATTTTACTGAAAATTACAGAGATAATTTAAGCGATTTAGATGAAGAATTTACATTTGAAATGTTTTTAAATAAAGATTTTGTTTGTTCTATTTGTTTTGATTGTTTTGATACAACAAATGAAAGTAACGAAGACGTTGTTACTTTAGAATGTAAACATGAATTTCATAAAACATGTTTAAAAACACATGTTGAGATAAATAATAAAATATGTCCAATGTGTAGAAAAAATATAGAAAATGAATTAGATAAAATACAAGAAAATGTATCAAGTGAATTATGGATAAAAAATCCTTTGACAAAAAGGCGTGTTAAAATTGGAAGTAAAACGTATAAATACTTAAAAGAAAATGACATAATTTAGTTTAGTTTAAACAACACTCTCATTAATATTTACATTGGAAGTATAATAGTAGAGCCTTTGTAACTGGCATATCTGTAAAATGTTGTACCCATAACAAGTGTCCTAAAATTAATATTAGTAGGTCTTGTATTAATATTCTGGAATGGATTTTTTACATAATAAGACAATCCCAAGATACTGTTTAATTTGATTTTAGTTTCAACATTTGAATAATCATAAATTTCTAACATAATTTCAGTAGGTAGTATCATATTAATATTCATATTCATTTTATTTTTAAGTTAAAGCTTATTATTCATCCTCTTGTTTATATCCAACAATTTCTCCTTCTCTAGAAACAATAACTTTTAATTTTCTTGTTTTTGCAAATTTCTTTTTTAATTTATCTAATTGTTCTTGATTTTGTTCATCTTCCTCTCCATAACGCGAATTATAATTAGAACTATGATATTTCCATAATTTAGAATTTCCTACACGAAAATCAGTATGTGCTTCCGCTTTATACCAGAAAACTTGATCTCTTAAATCAGAAGTATTACCAGATGTTTTAATAACTAGACATTCATGGTCTTGAGTACATGCGTCTAATATGTTACAGAAGTGATCAAACGAGGGAATCATACCAGCGTAAGCGTCATAGATTCTTTTTCTATTAGCAACCGAAGGTTCGTTAAAGATAAATACATAATCAATATTACTTCTTAATTCAGGTGGAATTCCTTGAGCATATTGCATGGTTAAAATAAAAAGAAAATTAAAATGTCTTCCGTTAAAAAAAATACTTTTAATAGTTTTATCCTTTTTCCAACTTGCTGCATCATGTAACATATCATCTAAAACGATAAATAAGTTATTACTTTGATGTTTACCTGTTTCAGAAAGACCTTGTGTTTTTGCTTCTCTAATTTTACGTTTTTGTCTATTCATAATACTATCTATTAATTCTGGATCATATTCTGAATGTATAAAACAATCTGGTACGAAATCTCCAAAAAAAGGAGATGCTTCTTCTGTGCCAGAAAATACTATACCAGAAGGTATATTTTTATGGTGGAAAAAGATGTCTCTTGCAAGAAAACTTTTTCCAGATCTTCTTTTTCCTAATATAAGTATAGTTGCATCTGGTAAAATACTTTTAATTTTAAATTTACGAAGTGCTAATTTTTCAAACTCATTAAGAAGCATATTGATATATAGTAATTTTTTAATTTTATATTCTAGACGAATTAATTGCATGTTACGTATAACCTAGAATTGTAAAGAAGATGATTTTATCGACTAATATTATTATCTATTTCATTTCAAATACCTTTAACGAAGACGTCGTTAGACGGCAAGGTACACATTTGTATAATTCTTCAGGTTTTTACTTTCTTTCGAATGATAATATATATATATATATATAATTCAATTTATCGTTTAATTTAAACTTTATATATATATATATATATATTAATATTATAAATGATTACACTTTGCTGCGATCCTGGTTTGAGGAATTTAAGTTTATGTATAATGAATTCAGAATATAATATTTTATTATGGGATACATTTAATATATTAGATGGCGATGATTATCATTGCGAATCTTCATTTAAAAATGGTAAATTATGTGGTAGAAAATGTTGTATGAAATATAAGAAGGATGAACAATTAATTTATACATGTAAGACTCATTTTCCTAAAGAAATTAAAAAAACAAAACTTAATGATTTTAAAAAGAAAAGTATTGATGATTATCTTTTACAAGATATAGCTAATACTTTTATAAATAGATTACAAGAAATATATGATCAAAATCCTGTATTTAAAACATTAACGAGTATTCTTATAGAATTACAACCAAAATGTAATCCTAAATCGTTATTTGTAAGTCATATACTTTATGGTAAATTTGTAGAATTATATAAAAATACTATTCCTATAAGATTTATAAGAGCTTCACAAAAATTAAAAGCTTATACAGGTCCGCAAATTGAATGTAAATTAAAAGGAAAATATGCTCAAAGAAAATGGCTTTCCATCAAATACGGAGAGTGGTTTTTAGAAAATAAATTTTCACAAGAACAACGAGATAAATGGAAACCAACCCTTGTAGGAAAGCTTGATGATAGACATGATTGTTTGCTTATGTGTATTAATGCTATAACAGGTATACCAAAAAAACAAATAACAAATAAAAAAGGTAAATGTATAAAATAATTAAACAGCTGCACTCCTATGTAATGCATTATTTTTAAATTCATGTAGATCAGATAATTTAAAACAAAATTGAAGATAATTATTATATGGTATATTCTTTTTGAATTTTCTTAAAAAATCATTTAATATATTATAGGAACTCTGTATTTCTACTTGATAAAAAAGATTAAAATTATCCAAATTATTTTTTTTAATAACTTTATTAGATAAAATAATATCCAAGATAAATTCTGTTAAGATTGGATAAGTTAAATTAGATAGAAAAAATGGAGATTTCGTAAAATTTTCCTTAATTTCTTCATACATTATTAATATATCATTTGAATAGTAAAAGTAAAAATCATCTATATCTAAATTACCACTATCATTTATACAATCATTATTTTCTATATCTGAAAAATATTCACTGTCTAACATAATTCTCTTCATTTTGTATACATATACACAAATGTTTAAATTAGTTTTAAAAAAGTAAAAGTAAAGTAAAGTAAAGTAAAAGTAAAAGTAAAGTAAAGTAAAAGTAAAGTAAAGTAAAGTAAAGTAAAGTAAAGTAAAGTAAAGTAAAGTAAAGTAAAGTAAAGTAAAGTAAAGTAAAGTAAAGTAAAGTAAAGTATACAAAAGTATAAAAACGAATTAAATATTTAAAAACATAATCAAAAAAAAAATTTATTTTGTTATACTATAATAAAAAAAGAATAATGGATAATATTATACAGACAATTCAATCAAATGATCTTGTTAAAATTTTATTAATAGTAGGATTAATATATTTTTTTATGTCATATATGAAAGTAGGTTCTAAAGAAAAGTTAGAAAATGTAGACGAAGTACCAGTCGCTCCAGAAGTTCTTCAACAAGCAGCTAATGAATCTGAACGTGTAACCTTTACACCAGCAAATATACCTACTGCACAAGAACAACAACAACAAATTGATAATGTTGTTGCAGGATCAGATCGTCTTACTGCAGCAGATCTATTACCAAAATACGATGTCGCTAACGCCTTTGCTAAAGAAAATCCTGTTTCGCAATTATTAAAAGAACAAAACTTTCTAGTAAGTGGGTATCACGCTGGTATTAATACAGTAATGCAGAGTAATAAAATCCCGTATCTAGATTTAAGAGTCTTACCACCAATTCCAAAAGAAAGCGTTGGACCATGGAATCAAAGCAGTTATGAACAAAGCCCTGCATCACTTCGACGTGGATTAGAAATTCTTTAAGGAACTTTTAAATGGAAATAAAAAACACATATTGGTTATTTTTAACAAAAAATGTAACTTTTAACAAAACTAATTTAAAAATCAAATACGAGCTAAATAATTCGGAATTAATTAATTGAATTATATTTATATTTTTTATAAATATAATGTATATGAAAGTAATGTTACCAGAAGATATAGATTATTCTATATTTCATTCTCTTCAAGGAATGGCAACTTCAGAGTGGGGTCCAAATTGTTGGGATTTCTTATTTACTGCGATAATAGGGAGATATCCCATTAAAATAAAAACGAAGGGTGATATAAAAATAAAAAGGGCATTTAAAGAATTTCTTTCTAATTTAGAAATGATCTTACCATGTATTTTTTGTAGAAATTCGCTAGAGATATTTGTAAAAGAACTACCTATTGATCCATATTTAGTTGGACGTATTGAATTAATGTATTGGTTATATTTAATTAAAGATAAGGTAAATAAAAAATTAATATGTCAAGAAAAAAAATGCTATAAAGATGAAAAGATAAAATTGAAACAAATGTTTAGTGATAAAAAAATTTCAAAAGAAGATTATTATAAAAAAGTAATAGAGTTTAAAAATAATACGTTTTTTACTATTCCAACACCTTCTTTTAAAAAAGTTTTAGAACAATATGAACAATATAGAGCAGTTTGTTCTAAAAAGGCATTGACATGTGTATTACCTGAAAAAAAGAAATTAGATTAAAAAAAATTGATAAAAAAAAATATATATAAAATTAAAAATTTGCAGATAATGGAATGTGATGAATTAATAAAAAATATAGAAGATTTACATATAGATAAAGATTCTAAATGTAATTCTTCTAAAAAAATACTAGATATTTATTATTGTATTGATTTAGATAAAAACTTGCAAGATATAAATAACATAGCAAAATGTTTAGAAACATATATAATAGTGACATTTAAAGAATATAAATTAAATATTTTTAAAAGTTTAGATTATTTTAAATCAGATAAAAGTGATGTTGTAAAATCTGGATTATTTACGTTTAATAGAATGTATAAAGATTTAAAATTAAAAACTCCAAATGATACTTGGTTTATATATATAAGTAATGGCGATATTAAAAATGAATATAAAAACATATTTGTATTACTTTTAAATAAAAATCCTAGCGAAAAATGTAGTTTTTATATTATAAATAAAAACGTTATAAATGTAAAAAAAGATGATGTAATAACTAATAAATTAATAGCTTTAAAATTCTTCAAGAAAACAATACATGAATTATTTAATACAACTAGAATAATTAAATATACAAATTTTTACGATATTTAAAAACAATCTGGTTCAATAATAAAATGATATATTGGAAATCTTAGAATTGTTACCTTAACAGGCCCGTGTAAAAAAATTATTGCAAAATCTTGTTCCCTTTTATAATCTTTTATTTCTCCAAAATATCCTTTGTAATAATTTAAATAACTACCAGTAACACCAATTATTTTCACAAACATCCCCTTTCTTATATTTTTATAAGATGAAACATGATTAATTTCTTTTTTTTTGTCTTCTTGTACATTACCTTTCTTAACTGACATCCGTATATCAACAGCGTTGGGCCGTATATCAACAGCGTCTGTAGTCTTTTTTTTTGTATCTAAATTATTCGTATCTAAATTATTATTTTGAAAAATTGAAAAAAAATCCATTTAAAAGTAAATATAATTAATAATTATATTTGTTTTTAAATAAAAATGTTAAATTATGTATTGTTTATATATGCATGTATATTTTTTAGTATTTTGTTACTATATATTTTTAAATATACGATATTTAATTTTTTATTAAATATTTATTCGTATTATAAGATATCTATGAGAAAAAAAGATGGTTTTTATAAAAAAACAGAAATGTTATTACAACATACTAACGAAACGTATTTATATTTAGAAGAGCATTATATTGTAGAAAATGGAAATGAACAAAATGTAGTTTTTATATCAGATAAAAAAAAGGATATGGTAAAAGATATTGATATTTTTAGACAAAATTTAGATAATTTTATTAAAAAGAAAAATATAATTTTATACTGTGGTATAAAAGATAATGGTATTATTGAAATCGAAGATGATTTAACAAATGATTTTCGAAGTTTCTTGTATTATTATGATAAAAATAATTTTAAACTAGATATATTTTTTTCATATCTAAATGTTAATTTAGATTCTAAATTTATTATTTATAAAAATGATAATAATCTTACTGAAAAGAATTTTATAGTAAAAGATATTGTTGATAAAACATTTATTGATATTCTTTCTTAGTTACTTTTACGTTACTTTTACGTTACTTTTAATTTTACGTTAATTTTACGTTACTTTTAATTTTACGTTATAAGATATATTTTATTTTTATAGAATATATAATATAATTAGATCAAAATGTTTAAAAAGAATATAGATACATTAGTTTGTAGTGGAGGTGGAGCAAAAGGGATAGCGTATGTTGGTATTATAAAATATTTTGATGAAATAAAAACGAATCGTTTAATTGAAGAATCAAAAAGTGATTTTAATGAAATGGAATGTATATATCCAAAAATTGACATTAAAAGAATTACATGTGTTTCAGTTGGATGTTTTATGGGTTTATTATACACTTTAGGTTATAATTATGAAGAATTAAAAGATAAAATACATAATGTAAATTTTGAAAAGATGCGTGATGTTAGACTAAAAAATTTTGTACAAAAATATGGTTTAGAATCTGGTATAAAACTAATCGAGTGGTTAGAAAGTTTTTTAATAGGAAAGGGATATACAAAAGACGTTACTTTTTCCCAGTTGTATAAAAAAACTGGTATTCATTTGGAAATTTTAGCTGGCAATGTAAATAAATATACATTAGCTATATTCGATTATAAAAATACTCCTAAATTAAAAATATTAAAGGCTATAAGAATGTCTATAAGTATACCTTTTTTATTTTCTGCTGAAAAATATAAAGGAGATATTTATGTAGATGGTGGTATTGTAACAAATTTTCCAATGTATTTTTTTAAAGAAGATTTATCAAATGTATTAGGATGCAAGTTAGTATCAATGAAAGAAAGAATGGATGAACAGGATATTAAAATAAATAATTTTAACGATTATATGTCTAATGTTTTGCAATTTTTTATATTGGAAAAAGAGAAACAATCTACTCGTTTAGACAAATATATAGATCATACTATATGTATAGATGCTTATAAAATAACTGGATTAGTAAATTACAATTTGACAATTGAAGAAAAAAACATGTTAATAGAAAGTGGATATAATTCGGCAAAATTATATTTTGAAAAATGTAAATAAAAAAAAAATGAAATTAAAAAAAAGTAATAATTAGATATATGTCTAAATTAAATAGATTGATTGAAAATGATGGATTTATTTATTGTATTAGAACAAATTTAAAATACAATAATAAACATATTGTTAAAATTGGTAAAACTAAATTTGGAAATAAAACTAGTAAAACTCAAGTAGAAAATCATATAATGCAAAGATATGGTACGTATTATCCAGATTGTACTATTTTATATCTTCAAAGAGTAGGAGATCATCATAAAGCTGAAAGGATGATTTTCAACATATTAAAAAAAAATCATGTAAAAAAGGAATTGTTTTATTATGTAGATGCTAATATAAAAATTGCTTTTAGGAAAATTATTAATAAATATCCAAGTGTTGATCTTTTTTTAAATAAGAAAAATGTAAAAGATTTGACTAAAATTAATGCAATTAGAAGAGAAGAAGAATAAATAAAGTATGAATAAAAAAATATAAGTAAAATATGAATAAAAATAATATAAGATATTATCAAATATGATAAAAGAATCACATATGATAAAAGAATCAAATATGATAAAAGAATCAAATATGATAAAAGAATCAAATATAATAAAAGATTCAAATATAGATGATGATATAAAAATAATAAAAGAAATTGGCAAGGGTTCTTTTTCTAATGTTTTTCTATGTTTAAAAAAAGATGAATTAGATTATTTTATAATTAAAAAAATCAATATAAATGAGTTGATTAAAAAATATAAAGAAAAGAATAAAAAAGCTAAAGTAATCGCCAAAACTGAAATAGAACAAGAACAAGAACACGAGTATTATTATAATAAATTAGAGGAAATGATAGAAAGCGAAATAGAAATATTAACTCTTTTAGATCATATAAATATTGTACAATTTTATGGATATACTAAAAAACGTGGAATTTATTATTTACATATGGAATATTGTAATGGAGGCGATGTATATGAATATTTGAAAAAAGATAAAAATGCCAAGAGAAATTGTTTTGGTGGTTTTTCAGATAGATTTATGTATGAATTTATTGATCAAACAAGCAATGGATTAAAATATCTTCATGATAAAAATATAATACATAGAGATATAAAGTTGCATAATATTTTGATGCATAAAACAGAAAGCGGCATACAATTTAAGATATCAGATTTTGGTTTTTCTTGTTATGATTTATCTAAATTATCTATAAAAGTAACTGAATCTAATAATTTAGATAATTTATCAAAAAAGTATTTTAAATTATCAGGGACACCTTATTATATGGCTCCAGAAATTATATTAAATATGAAAAAAATGGAAAATATTACTACTTATAAAAAAAACAAGATTTATAATCTATGTTTTTATGACAAACGTATAGATATATGGAGTTTAGGTATTTGTATTTATGAATTGATATTTAATTTATTGCCTTTTTCTAATATTGATAATATAAAAGAATTAGAACGTTTTTATAGTATGAATACAATTCAAGAAATTATTAATAAAAAGGTTAATAAAAAGATTTTTTTGAATACCAATTTAAAAATATTATTATTAGGCATGTTGCAAATTCGTATAAAAGATAGATATACTATAGATGATGTAATAAAAAGATTAAGTGATGACTTGTGTATAAGAGAAGAAAATAGTAGTGATAGTTATAGCGAAATAAAATATATAAAGGATATAAAAGAAAATAATTATAAACTAAATGAGGATATGAAACAACATATAATAAAAAATCCTTTATCTATTATGTATTCGTGGGAACATATTGATATAGATCAATGTATAGATGTAGCAAATAATAATAAAAATAATTTATTCGTTTGGATATATAATATTTTTACATAAAATTGTTTTTATATTAATTTATGGTATCAAATGTAAATTAATATTACAATATTGTAAATATTATGGTCTTAATATAAGTTTTTGTATATTAATTTAAAGATATGTATTTTTATGCGATTTAATTTGTTAATTACGAAAATTTTTTTTCTTTTAGCATAGTATAAAAACAAAAACAAAATGGGTGGTGGATTAATGCAATTAGTAGCCTTGTAATTCCATAGGGCTAAATAGTCAGCTACCTTTATAGTACCGTATTAATTATAGAGGAAAAATAGTATAAAATACGGATGTAAATATAATTTACATATATAACTGGCTAGTGAAATTTAAATAAAATTAAATTTTGCGACATTTTCAAATTGCGGGAAACTCCTTAGAGCCTTTGCTACCACTTTATTTTAGAAATATTATAAAGGAACACGGTTAATAGCCGTACCCAATGGTAAAAATGCAAAGGATTGGACAATCCGCAGGAAAGCTCCTAAAAATTGAATATTTATTGAAATTAAAACAAGAATAAAAAATTAAAGGAGAATCTTCAGAGACTAAATGGAAATGGGCGAATTTTATTCGCTTAAGATATAGTCCGGCTTTTAGTGAAAACTAAAAGATAAACCGACGGAGCACAAGATATTTACCTTAAAATCCAGTAGGGTAGAAAAATGTCGGGGAATATCGAAACAATAAGATATTCATAAAACCCTTTGTGAACTCGAAACGAATCACTGACATTAATCAGGGAAATATTATATTTGAAAAACCCTGGTAAGAAAATCAAATTGCTGGAAACTCCTAAAGCTTATTCTACTAAGCATAATTCGTGAGAATTTTGTGGCCAAGACAAAACTTGGGTATAGTAAAAATGAATAAGATATAACAATGGACAATCAGCATCCAAGCTTCTTTAAAAATTGAAAAATTTTAATATATTATAAAAGTATATGGAGGATAAAATATGTGATAAATGTGAAATTATACAACCAATTAATAAATATAGAAAATATACCGATAGAGAAAATTCATATTCAAAAACATGTAAAAAATGTTTAAATGAAAAGGATAAGGATAGAAAAAAAAAAAGTAGACAAAAAAGAATAGAAACTGTTATAGTAAAATGTGAAAAATGTGAAAAGGAAAAGGCATTGAAAGATTTTTCTAAATTAAAAAAGTTTTATAAAAAAAAAATTTGTCTACTTTGTTATCCTAAATTTTTAACAGAACAGAAAACTGAATGGTGTAGAAATGAAAGTCGATCTAATATTAATTATAGATTAAAAAAATCATTAGCTGCACGTTTAAGAGTTGTTTTAATTAAAAATAATTCAACAATGAATTATATTGGTTGTAATATTCAATATTTAAGAGAATGGTTTGAGTATAATTTTACAAAAGAAATGAACTGGAATAATTACGGTTCATATTGGTCAATTGATCATATTATACCTGTATGTAAATTTGATTTAACAATAGAAGATGAAAAATTAAAGTGTTGGAATTGGTCTAATATGATGCCAGTTACAGTAAAATACAATTCATCAAAAAAAGAAATTGATATAACTCAAATAAATAATATTATTAAAAAATTAGAAAAATTTAAAGAAGAAGGTTCAACGACTAAATGGTTTTCGGGAGATTTATTAACTATAGATTTTACAAATTTAAAAATTAATATATCTTCATAAGATATAGTCTAATCTTAATCGAAAGATTAGGTAGAGGAAATGTACTGGAAATCCTCAAATTACTTTTTTTAAGGTTGTCTATAGAAGACACACAAACTTTGCCATTGAAGCAATTGAGCAAACTTTCACCGGATCTGTTGATTTTGGACGAAAAGTTTCTTGCACTGTTTCAAGAAATGGTGATTTAATCCATAAAGTTTATCTTCAAGTTGACCTTCCAACTTTATCTACTACTGGTGGAACTGTTGCTTGGGATAAGATGGTTGGACATAATTTAATTGACACTGTTGTTATTGAAATTGGTGGACAAACCATTGATACTCATTATGGTGATTGGTTAAACATCTGGAATGAATTAACTCAAACTGCTGAAAAGGAAGCTGGATACAACACTATGATTGGTAACACTATTTCTTTAACTACTAAAACTTATAACAACGTTGATGACAGCACTACAGCTAACACTTCTTCAACTCCAGCAGCTACTCTTTATATTCCACTTCAATTTTGGTTCTGTAGAAATCCTGGTCTAGCTCTTCCATTAATTGCTCTTCAATATCATGAAGTTAAATTTAACATTACATTCAGTGATATTGCTTCACTTTACACTTCTACTGGAGGAGCTCCTTCAGTTGGATCTGGATTTGATGCATCTCTTTATATTGATTATATTTATCTTGATACTGATGAACGTCGTCAATTTGCTCAAGTTCAACACGAATATCTTATTGAACAACTTCAATTTACTGGAGCTGAATCTGTTTCATCAGGATCAAGTTCTATTAAGAGCAAACTTGCATTGAACCATCCATGTAAGGAACTTGTTTGGGTAGTCCAAGATGATGCTAAGGAATTAGCTGATTATACTGGATCTGCTTCTGGTGGACACAGTGTTGTTGATGCTAAGCTTCAATTAAACGGTCAAGATCGTTTCTCTACTAGAGAAGGTGCTTACTTTAACCTTGTTCAACCATACCAACATCATACTCGTATCCCAGCTGTTGGTATTTATGTTTACTCATTTGCATTAAACCCTGAACAACATCAACCTTCTGGAACTGTCAATATGTCTCGTATTGATAATGCTACTCTTCAACTTACAACTAACGTTGGTGGTTCTTCTAAACTTCGTGTTTATGCTATCAACTATAACGTTCTTAGAATTATGGCTGGCATTAAAGAATGTATTTACATTAACCTGTGCCAAACAGTCAGCTGCATAATAAGTTCTACTATTACTTATTATGAAAAACAGTGTAAAATAGTAGGAAATGAAAAATTTCTATATAACTGGCTAGTAAATGAATTGACCTACCTTGCCGTATGTTAATTTAATTTGCAACAACTTCAAATTGCGGGAACCTCCTTAGAGCCTAAACTACCATTCTTACATTGAAAAATATAAGAAGAACACGGTTAATAGCCGTACCCAAAGGTAAAAATGTTTAGGATTGGACAATCCGCAGCCAAGCTTCCATAAATGGAAGAAGGTTCAGAGACTAAATGGAGTTGGGGAAAACGTTATTACGTTTTTCTTAAGATATAGTCCGGCTTTTAGTGAAAACTAAAGGATAAAAACGCTATCCGGGGTGGATTAGCATATTCGAATTAATGGCTGGTATATTTTTGTCAGTCCTCCTAATAAAAATTGAAAATAATATCTATTTTAATAATTTTAAGATTATTAATATGGAAAATGAAGTTAAACAAAAATGTACAAACTGTAAATGTTACAGACTTGTATCAGATTTTATTGGAAAATCTGGTGGTATTGTTAAAAGATGTTTAAAGTGTCGTGAAAAGGATGCTAAACAAAAGAAAAGACCAGATGTAATTGAAAAAAGAAATAAAAGACAAAATGAAAAAAAATATTATATAAAACATCGTGAAAAGAAAAGAGAAGAAAATGAACAAGATTATTTGAAACACAATGCTGAAAATATGAAAAAATGGTGTCAAAATAATAAAGAGCATTTAGCTAAATGGAGAACGCAAAATTTTATGCAAAGATTCGGTGGTATAAAAAGTCAATCGCAAAAAAAAGGTATTGTTTGGAATGAAGATTTAACTGATGAAATGTGTTATAAAATGATGACATCAAATTGTTTTTATTGCGATTTTATTTCAGATAAAAGTTTAAATGGAATAGATAGAATGGATAGTATGGGAAGTTATGAAAAAAAGAATGTAGTTAGTTGTTGTAAAAATTGTAATTTTATGAAAGGCAGTTTAGATCCAGAAACATTTATAAAAAGATGTCAACATATTTCAAAACATTTTGGTGGAAATGGAAGTTTAGATAAAGAAGTATGGAGTGATTCAAAATCAGTACCTTATAAAGAATATTTAAGAAGAGCTATGAAAAAGGATTTGGACTTTGCTTTAACAAAAGACCAATTTATAAAAATTGTAAATGATAATTGTTATTATTGTGATAAAGAAAAATCTGAAAATCATAAAAATGGAATTGATAGAAAAGATAATAAAATTGGTTATATTATTGATAATTGTGTAACGTGTTGTGGTCAATGTAATTATATGAAAGGAAGTTTAACAGAAGATGAATTTATTAACACTTGTAAAAGAGTATCAGAATACAATCTTAAAAATAATGTTCAAATTCCTAAAATTGATAAATGCGAAGACAGAATTACAAAAAGAGAAAAACATAAAATTCCAAAAGAGAAAATTGTTATTACGAAACAACAACTAAATAAAGAAAAAGAACTTAAAGAACCAATTGAAGAATATATTCAAAAAAAAAGAGTATATATAAAAGGTTCGAATTTACCAGAAAAATGTAAAATTACAGCAGAAGATATTCCTAAATACTGTTATTATGTTCCTGCAACTAAAGTAAAAGGTGATGGATTTTGTTGTGGAAGATTGCATCCAAAACATAAAGAATCTAAAAAAGACTGGACAACTACAAAATCTAAAAAAGTATCAATTGAAGAAAAATATAAACAATTGATAGAATATGTTAAAGAAAAAGAATGTTAAAAATATTTAATTATTTTATTTTATAATAATTAGATATGGGACAAAGAGTGTACGTTTTATCTTTAAATGAATATTCTGATATATTAGGAATTTTTACAAATATACGCCAATGTAGAAAATTTATTGAAAAGTTAAAAGATACAAATGGAGAAATGCATATAAACGTTGGAAAAGGAGTACTGTTATTGCATGAAGTTAGATTAAACGAACCAGAAAAGGGAAGAACAAATATAACAAAATTATTAGATGAAAATATAAAAGAAAACAAATTAAAAGAAAACAAATTAAAAGAAAACAAATCGGAGAAATAAATTATCTTTTTATTTATTATAAATTTTATTTATTGTATAATATATATACAATAAATATACAATAAATGAAAAAAGCACTTTTAATAGGTATAAATTACATTGGGACAAGAAATGAATTAGGAGGATGTATAAATGATATAAACAATATTGGAAATTTTATAATAGAAAATTGTGATTATAAAGTAGAAAATATAACAAAATTAACTGATAAAACTGAAATAAAACCAACTTTAAAAAATATTGTAGATTCTATTATTAATTTAACAAAAGACATTAAGGCAGGGGATACATTATTATTTTATTATTCTGGTCACGGAAGTCAAATAGATGACGATGATGATAAAACAAATGAATTAGATCAAGTGTTAGTTCCTCTTGATTATAAAGAAAATGGTTTTATAAATGACACATGGTTATTTGATAATTTAGCAAAAGTTTTACCAAAAGATGTTACGTTATGGTGTTTTACCGATTGTTGTCATAGTGGTACAATATTAAATTTAGAATATAATCTATTTTATAATAGACGAAAAAATAAACAAAAAACTGATTTATACAATGAAGATGATTGGATAAATATGTATACATTTTATCTTACAAATAATAAAATAGAAACTGATGGAGATATTTTCATGTTTTCTGGATGTTTAGATGAACAAACATCTTCTGATTTAGGTGATAGAGGTGCTTTTACAAATGTTTTATTAGAAACATTGAGTAACTGTAAAAATAATCCTCGTAAAATAATAGATATATTAAAGGAAATAGATTGTAGATTAAATATAGATGGGCATTCTCAAATACCGCAGTTATCGATTGGTAATTTAGATGATATGCATAAAAATTTACTTTTATAGTAGTAAGTTGTCGCTAAAATATGAAAAAAAAATTAATACAATAATACAATAATACAATAATATGATACAAGCATCAGATAAAAACATTGTATTAATTGATCATATTTGTAGAGCTATTAATAATGCTAGAGAAGGTATTTCAAAAATTGATCCAAATACAAAAGAAGGTAAAGAAATATTAGAATATAAAGGAATGACTGGTACAAATACTAGGCATTTATATAACAATATTATTTCTAATTTTGGAGAAACTTGTACAGATGTTCGTTATTTAGAAATAGGAACTTGGTATGGAAGTTCTAGTATTAGTGCTATTTATAAAAATAAAGTAGATGCATTGTTTATTGATAATTGGAGTCAATTTGGTGGAGACCCAAATATTTTTATGGAAATTTTAGAAAAATACGAAGGTGAGTCAAATTTATATTTAATTGAAAATGATTGTTGGAAAGTAGATTTAAATGATTTAAATGATAAAAAATTCAATGTTTATTTATACGATGGTGGGCATTCTGAAAGTGATCATTATAAATCATTAGAATATTATTATCCTGTTTTAGAAGATCAATTTATCTTTATGGTAGATGATTGGTGTTGGTCTGATGTAAGAGATGGTACCATGAGAGCTATTCGTGATTTAAATTTAAAGATTGAATTTAGACATGAAGAATTTTTAGGTAACGATGATTTAAAAGGAATGCCAAATCATAAAGGAAAAGAAACTTGGTGGAATGGCTTTGCATGTTTTCTATTAAGTAAAACTAACTAAATTATCAAAGTAAATTTATTGATAATGTTTTTTTATCAATGTGAATACTAGTGTCATGTGATAATTGGATAAAATTAGAAATTGTCTTTTTATTTCTAGAAAATACACTATCTTTCCAAGATTGTAATGATTCAGTGTATATTGATTGTTCTAAATTAATTTCATTTTCATTTTTATATGATAATATATGATTATTTTTCAAATTATATATTTCTACTATTTTATCTGGTACAATAAGATGTAAATTATTATCAAGACCAAATGCTAATGCTCCAGACCAACTATTCTTAAAATAATCTGAATTCTCTGGTGGACAAAATAATAAATGATTAATATTTAAATAGTTTATTGCATGTCTAATAGCTTCTGTTTTTAATCTAAGTGCTGCAAATATAAAATTAGGATATTTTTTTATTAAATCATTTAAATAATCTGAAATTTCTGGTACAAAAGCAATAATTATAAATTTTTCTCTACCTAATAATTTTTCTATTAATTTAATATCTTTATTATTTTCTAAAAAATAACCAATTGTCATAATAATTTTTAAATTATTTTTTGTACTGATATCTTTTAATTGTAACAAAAAGTGATCTATTTTACTATCCTTCATTAACAGTTTAATATTATTCGTCTTATTAATAACTGGTAACATGTAATTGTTACTTAATAAAGGAGTTAACGAGAAATAATTCATATTCAACATTTTAAAAGAACTTGTATGATTTTCACTATGAGCAATAAAAATAAGTTTTTCTTTATAATTTTCAAATAATTTTAAATGAAAAATATTATCATATGAAATAATAAATGTTTTTTCTAATTCTGCAGATACTAAATCTGGTATAAAATGATTTAATTCTTTTACTATTAAATTTTTATATTTTTTTAGAAATAGATCTTTATTATTATATCTATCAGAGTTATTATAAAGTAATAATTGTCTATCTGGATAAATAAAACTACATAATTCAAATAAAAAATCTAATACTTCAGAATGAAAATCTTCTTGTACAAATCCAATTGGTTTAAGTATTTTTGGTTGAAGTATTTTTGGTTGAAGTATTTTTGGTTGAAGTATTTCTGACATTCTTTATTTTATCTAATATTTATATTTTTAAATAAGTTTTTAAGAAACATAAACACCACTTGTCAAAAGAATCCATGTACCTAATCCTCCATTACCTTGAGCATCAAATAATAATTTAGCTGTCTGTCCTTGACGTTTAAAAACAATTCTTGTAGGAATAGCATTCGAGTCAAGAGGATTAGGAGCAATTAATTTATTTGGTCCAAAATAAACTGTATGTGAAGATCCAAGACCTATTGAACTACAAACCAACATTTTAAAAGTTCCATCTGGTATATTTGCAGTATTGGATGGCATTGTTCCAGAACTTGTTGTATAACTAGGGCCAGATACACTAAATAAAGAAACAACATAAGCTACACTCGGATTTCTAGTGGTTAAACCAGATGATGATAAAGTATAACGTTCAAATGTATATGCTAAAGAAGATGTTAATGTAACATTTTGTAAAGAAGCACTTACAGTATTACTTAAAGTAGAAAATCTTGCAGTTTGAGCTGTATTTGCTCCTATTGGTGTTCCATTAATACTTCCACCTAAAATTTGAAAATTATTACCACTTATTTGATTTGAACCTGCTGAAACTGGTCCTTCTAATCTAAACCCACTCATAAATGATGTAAAAACTTTATTTACTTCAATATCACTAAAACTTCCTGAAACAATATTATTAGCAATAGTTGCATTATTATAGAATGCCCATCTATTGGTGTTGTTTTTAAAACCAAAGAAACCAGTTTTATAACCAGCACTACCAGCTGTAACACTACTACTATTCCAATAATTAATTTGAATACCAACATCTTTACCTTGAGGTGTCATTAAATTACTTTTAACTGTACCTACTGATCCACCTGTAGTTGTAATGGATGTACCGTAATTAATAAAGAATGATGTAGGAGAAAGTATACCACTTACACTATATACTCCATCTACAGAAGGAACGCTATTTGAATTACTAACAGTTATAGAATCTCCTATTGTATAATTTGTAGGTAAAGATGTTGTAATTTTTATAAAATTACTTTCTGAAACACTATAATTTTCAACTGATGTAATATTAAGAATTTGTGATGTTCCCAATGGTAAAATATAACGATTAAGATCAAAATCTGTATTTACAGCAGCTGTTATCGTACCTGTAACATTGACATTTCCACTTATATTAAAACTAGTACTATTAATATTAATACCACTATATCCATTTATAATTAGTTGTTGACCATCACTATATAAACTGTTTTTTGTTGAATTAACACCAAAATTTAAATAATTATTAGTTGGTATATTAATAGATCCAAATGACGTATTTGGTTGTAAATTAATATTACCAGATGAATTGTTAATTACAAATGTTCCAGTTGTATTTTGTACAATATAATTACCAGATGATTTATTACCAAAGTTTAAAGGTACATTTTGTGGTAGATTAATTGAACTATTACCATTTGTTGATAATAAAAAATTTACATTTCCAGAACTTGCGTTTATGTTCAAATTCCCATATGTATCTGCAGAAATACTATTATTACTTGAACCAAAATTTAATAATGAATTGTAAAGCATATTTACATTACCAGAACTCAAGTTGATACTATTATTGCTATTAATATTTAAAGGAAAAGAGTCTTTACTTGAAATTGTATTTGTATTTGATAAAATACCATTTTGCAAATCAATATTTGTTAATAATGCATTTCCAAATTGTACATTTCCATAACTACCATTAAAAACTTCGTCGTTATTAATACCATTTTGTATAAAAACAAATCTTTCCAATGAATTCTTGTATCCAAAAAATCCAGTTCTAGAACCAGTTATAGAATTGTCATTATTCCATTTAAACTCGATACCTCTATCTTTTCCATCATTTAATAAAGGACCAGTTACACCACCAATTGATAATATAGGATCTTTTATATTAGTTACTGTACTATATACATTTGAAGTAGTTCCATTAATTTGAACATTTGAATTTAAAACAACAGTTCCAGAGCCACCCATAGCTGTAATAATAAATGATCCATTAGAATCTGCAGATATACTATTATTTGTAGTACCAAATGAAAGTGGTGTATTATAAGGTATTTGAACTTTACTACTTCCAGATAATAATATATTTTGCGTACTTACATTAACCGTTCCGTTACATCCAAGAATCGTATTTAAATTAGCAATTGTACCACAATTCATATCAATTTCACCTGGTTCCGATCCAGAAAAAAAGATGCCTTTTTGTAAATAAACATTATTAAATTGAGCACTACCTAATGTACCAGATACAATTTCATTTACATTAATAGAATCTGAATAATAAGTAAAGAGATTTGTATTATTTTTTCTTCCAAACCAACCTTGTTTTAAAGAATTTAGAAAATAATTGTATTCTATACCTCTATCTAAATTGTCATTGGCTACTAAATTATAATTTGCAAGTGTTAAAATAGGATCTTTTATTTTTACATCCTGTGAATTTAATAATACACTATTACTAGATACAATAAATGATCCTGAACTTATATTTGTTGATATATTTTTTACAGATAAAGACCCAGATACATTATTAATAATAGTATTTATTGATGATAAATATGTATCGCCAATGTTATTATTTATATTTAAATTACTACCAATATCTGATAGGATATATCTAGAATTATCTGAACTAAAATAAAGTGTTGTCCCAGTTGAAATCCGAATAGTAGATGCTGCATTTAAATTGATCGTATCGACGTTTTTTATATCAATTGTATTTAAAGTATTTCCGTTAATAACTAAATTTCCAATTGTATCTGCACGAATAGAATTACTTGTACCAGAAATACCAAATACGATTCTAGAACCTTGTAAAAGTCTCGTATTACCAGTTGTTGTAAAAAGATTGATATCACCTGTATTTGATTGCAATGATATATTTCCTAAAATACTTGTTATATTAACATTACCATTGACAGTTTCATTCACATTTCCTGAAATGGTTTGATTTAAATTACCAGATGCATTTTGATTAATATTTGACAAAGATGTTTCATTAATAGAATTTCTTGAATAAATATAAATACCAGTTGTATTTCCATAAATAACTTCAGAATCATTTCCAAATTGTAAACTACTTGATGTAACACCAGATATATTTTGTGGTATAATGATATTTCCAGAAGTTGCATTTAAATAAATAGATTTACTACCATCAATGTATAAATTTCCAAAAGTATTTGAATAAATACTTCTAGACCCTATACTTGATCCATCAAATGAAAGTTTTGTTTCAATAGGTATAAAAATAGATCCTTTACTTTGTGTAAAAATACCAATATTTTGATGAGACGTTATATTTATATTGCCATTTGATTTTTCTATAATAGAACTTCCATTTGTACCTATATTAATAGGTATATTGTTAGGTATATTTATATTACTTGTGGCGCTTAATATTATAGAACCTGCACTTAAATTAAAACTATTTAATGCAATTACATTTAAATAATTTCCACATCCAGTTATTTTATTTGTATTTATTAATTCTCCGCAATTTAAATTAAAACTACCACCTGAATTTATTGATATATTTGTTGCATTAAGATTACCAATTTCTAATTCTCCTGGTGTTCCTGATATAGTTTCATTTACATTTGTTGAATCTGGTATAAATGTAAATTTATTAGATGATACTTTATAACCAAACCAACCGGTTTTCATAGAACCTGACGAAGAAAGATATCTATATTCGATACCTCTATCTTTTAAATCGTTAGTTCCAAGAGTATAATCACCTATTGTTAAAACAGGATCATAAAATCTTGTATTTGTTGAATTAATCTGTGTGATATTACTCGAAAAAATAAATTTATTTGCAGCTATAAAATTCATATCTGTTCCATCATATACAATTTTATTGCCTGTTGTTATAAATGGAGAAGATGTAAAATCAATAGCTGTAGATTGAGGAATTTGTATATTAGATACACTAAAAGATGTATTTCCTAAACTTTTTATTAATAAATTACCGTTATCACCAGAAATAGAATTTGATGTAGTTCCAAAACTAAGTCTTGTATCAGTAGGTATTTTAACAAAAGATTTCGTATTCAAGATAATATTATTCGATGCAACTTTTGTTAAAGAACCTTTTGTAATATCGTTTAATAAAGAACTAGTATAATTTAATGAAAAACTATTGTCTGAAAATATATTATCAACAATATACGATGTATTATCTAAACTACCTGTACTAGATAAAATAATAGAATCACCTACATTAAGATTATGATTAGTAAATGTACCTATTTGCATAGATGAAGTTGTAACATTTATTCGTGAAATATTTATAGCATTTAATGTTTCTGTATTTAATTCTATATCTCCATTAATAGTAGTATATGATTGTTTGTCAAAAGTAGAAACTAAATGAGATCCTTTTGAAGAATTGATTATAAAATCTTCTTTAATATTAAAAAGAACTCCTCCATCTGATATTTTACTATAAAAACTACCAAATGTACTATTCATATTAATAGGTCCGTAAAAATTTAAGGATCCTACTCCATTTGGATACATATTTATACCACCATTTAAATTTATAGCTGTTATATCATTTCTACATATTTCAATATTATCTAAATAAGAACATCCATTAACTTTTAAATCACCATTATTAATAGAAAATATAGATGTGTCTGGATCCCAGTTTACATACGAATCGTATATATTACTTAAAAAATTAACATTTTGATATGATTTTAAATTTGTAAAATTACCAACGTTTGGAGAATCGACACCAATAACTGTATTTGAAATTTGTGAATCTCTTATAATAACATTTTCAAATACACCATCTTGAAAAAGACCAGCTATATTAATATTTTCTAATTGTAAATTTGAAACAACTAATGTATCGAAATTACCATAATTAGATGTAACCACTTGACCTTTTAAAGGCTTTCTAGATGGTTTCATCCCATATTGATTACTCATTTTATACTCTAGATACTCTAGATATTATAAATAAAAATAAAATAGATTCTAAACAAATGATCTATAGTTGATATTCTATATTCTATATTCTATATTCTATATTTGGTATTTTGTATTTTAAATTATAAAAATATTTTTTTTAGTGCTTTCTTTTTTAGTAATTTCTTTTTTAATAATCTCAATGTCAGTATTGTAACCACTTTCAATTTTAGTTTTCCATTTTTCTTGTGCGTAAAGTATTGCATTTTGATAATGACCTGTATCTTTATCAATATATATATTTTTCGTACATTCTACTTTTGTACCATTTAAATAACAATATGAATATGTTATTAAAGAATAATTTATCTTGTCAACAACACAAATATTACATTCTTTGATTCTATTATTTTGACCGATTCCATATAGAGTATTATATATATAAGACATTACTCTTTTTATATAAAATATTAAAATTCATTTTTTGATTTAAAATTAATGATATTATAAGATTAGTAATGTCTAATATTTTTAACCTAAAAAAATATGATAAGGAATATATGATGAAAAATCACAATACTATTTTAAAATTAGTAAACGAGTATGTTTCTAAAATTATTCAATCAGATAAAGATGCACAAACGTATCGTATAAGAGCAATAGAATTATTAGAAAATTTTGTAAATTGTTTAGAAGTGACTGATTATTTGTTAATTGATAGTGATCCAAAAATATCAAGAAATATTTATATAGAAAGTTATTTTACACTTGGTACTTTATATAAAAATTATGCAGAAAAAGAAATAAAAGATCAAATCACATTATTAAAAACAAGTACTCATAGAAGAAAAGATGGGGATATTCTATTATCTCCTACAAACGAATCTATTTTTTCCAAGGCATTAAGTAGTTTTCAAAAAATTTTACATGTATCTTTCGATGACGAATTTGCTTTAAAACAAATTATAAGTATATATACACAATTGTGTATGTTTTGTCAAGATAATTTAATGAAATGTTTACAATATTTAGAAGAGGCTTTATTATATGCTCCTGAAAATGAAACAATACATTACAATTTAGGATATATTTATCAAAGACTTAATAGAATAGAATTGTCATTAATACATTATAAAATAAGTATTAAAATAGTAAATGTGGATACAAATAATACAAATAATACAAATAATACAAATAATATAATTGATGAAAATAAAAAATTACTAGTTAATAGTTACAATGGTATTTCGTGTATTTTTCGTTCATTAAAAAAGTGGCCAGAAGCATTATTTTATTTACAAAAAGCTGAAAAAATAGATCCATTAAATCCAGATGTTAATAATCAATTAGGTGTTGTTTATACTGAAATGCGTCGTACAGATTTGGCAGAAGTTGCTTATTTAAAAGCTATAAAATATTACAAGAATTCATTTATATCAAGTGATTCAACGTTTTTATTAGCTGAAATGTATTTAAATTATGGTCATATGCATTCTTATAATGGGGATAATTCAAAATCGGTCGATTATTATAATAAATCTATTCAGGTTTGTCCTACATTTACATTACCGTTTCAAAATAAACTAATGAATCTAAGTTATTTATTTGATCAATTTGAAGATAAAATGTACATTTACAATCAGCATAAACTTGTAAACAAACTATACAAGAAAAATCAGAATAAATACTCTTTTGATAATAAATTTTATAGTACACCTAAAATTAATATAGGTATTATTTCTGGAGATTTTGTTGATCATCCTGTTAGTTTTTTTATTAGTACTTTTTTGAAAAAATTTGACAGTAATGTATTTAATGTAACTTGTTATTCTGAATGTATTATTAATACATCTATTTTTAATGAAAACTTGAAATTTAAAACTATAAAAAACATGTCAGCTGAAAGTGCATCAAGAATGATTTATAATGATAATATACATATTTTATTTGATTTAGCTGGACATACTGCATTTAATAGACTAGATATTTTTGCAATGAAACCAAGTCCTATACAAATTACTTATATTGGTTATCCGTATTCAACTGGGGTTGATGAAATGGATTATCGTATTACAGATAATATTTGTGATGGAGATTTTAGTATTTCACAAAAATTTTATACTGAAAAGTTAATAGCATTAAAAAATTGTTTTTTATGTTATGATCCTCTTAATACTGTTATACGAGATTCTGAATTAATTTCTAACAAGGTAAAGGTACCTGACAATAAAGAAATTGTTATTGGATGTTTTAATCGTGTTAATAAAATAACAGATTCTGTTATAAAAATGTATAATAATATTTTGTTAAAAGTTCCAAAAACCAGAATTGTTTTTAAAACAAAAGCTTTGATTAATAAAAAAATTCAAACTAATTTTATTAATAAATTTGATAAAAGTGTGCGTTCAAGAATTACAATTTTAGATTGTACTATATCACATCGTGATCATTTGTTATCGTATAACAATATAGATATAGCATTAGATACTTTTCCATATTCTGGTACAACAACAACTTGTGAGGCGTTATATATGGGTGTTCCTGTATTTTCTTTATATGATTCTACTTATTATTTTCATGCTCAAAATGTATCATGTAGTATTTTAAAGAATAGTGATTTAGACTTTTATGTAGTAGAAAATGAAGAAGAATTGATTAGTAAATTAATTATGTTAAATGAAAAAGATACATCTTTTTGGAAAGATTTAAAGATAGATACAAGAAGTAAATTTAAAAATGGTAAAGTATGTGATCAAGAAGAATATATAAAAAATTTAAAAGAATTATTAGTAGAATTATATTCCGAGAATAAAAGGATCGTCAGTTAAAATAGGTTGGTCATTTTCGATATATCCAACTTTTTGAAAATTATTTATATCATAAAGAAATTCGTTATCTTTATAATAAAAAGTATCTTCTATAAAAATTTTTTCTAAATTTTTCAAATCTTTTTCTAATTTATCATCCTTTTTTATTTCTTTATGTTCGTCTATAATATAAATATGATTTTCGACATGCGTTTTTTGATTAAAATGTAAATAAAAATGTATTTTACAATAATTACTATTAGATTGTGGTTTTCTGCAACATTTATTACCGTTTTTAGAAATACCCATACAAATAGGTATTTCTTCTTTACTATTAAATAAAAAATGATTTATAAAAGTATCCATTTCAACAGATTCGGATGTATTTTTATAACAAATATCATATTCTGTAAAAACTTTTTGAATAATTTCTTTAATATCTTTTTTATATGCTTTTTCTAAAGTATTTTGTAAATTTTCAAAGCGTTTTGAAATCTTTTGTAATTCCATTGTACTTTTTAATTTTTACAAAAATATTTTGATTTTTTATTTAAGTAAATCTTTTTTTAATATATATATCTATATATTTTTTATTGAGTAATTATAAATGTGGTATTTATCAGACTCTAAAATTCATGGTGTTGGTGTATATGCAAAGGAATATATAAGAAAAAATCAAGTAATAGATTTAGCTATAGATGGGAATAAAAAAATTACTCTTTTTGGTTCTAAACTAAATCATTCATGGAATCCGAATGCTAATTTATACAAAATAAATGATATGTATTATATAGTTGCAGAAATGGCAATTCAGCCATTTACAGAAATTACTGCTAATTATACGAATACACCTGATTTTATAAAAAAACCAAAATTAGATTGGAAATAAGCAAAATATGTTAATAAAGTAACAACATTTCACTAAATAAGCAAAATATGTTAAAAAAGTAACAACATTTCACTCATTGCATCAATATGATTATTTTTTTCTATTAAAACTTTTTTAACTTTTGATAATGGAATAGAAATATCAACGCGCGATCCTAATAATATAATACCTAATTGATCACCTGGATTTAAAATACTCTGTGTATTTTTTATAAATACTACAATTCTTCTTGTAAGAATACCAGTTATTTGAGTGATATTGTAAATAATATCTAATTCTTTATTATATAGTGTATGAATAATTTTTTCATTGTTAATAGAATGTTCTTTATATGCTGGTAAAAATAGACCTTTTTTTTTGATAGAAGAAACAAGTGTAGATTTTATAGGTATATATTGTGTATGATTATCAAATAAATTTAAAAACAAAGATATATTTAAATTTTCATTATCAATATAAATATCTTTAACATATCCTGCACTCGGAGAATAAAAGATTTTTGAATTTATTTCTTTTAATTTTTTATCTGGAGTTCTCAAAAAATATAATATAAATAAAAAAGATAAAATTGAAAGGTATACCGTTTTAAAAACTATGTATAAAATACATGGTATAATAATTAAATGTATATCTATATACGCATACATATACTTGTTATACTCTAATAAAAAATAAAAATGCTTTATAGATGTTTTTTTATTAAATATTTTTATTAATAAAATTATTTTGTTTTTATATTATAATGCTTTTATCAAAGTTATTGGTATATTTTTTATGTATAGCCCTTATTGCATTTATTTACGTATATAAAATACCAATCTTGTGCTCTGAATGCGAAAAACCAACCGGATTTGCAGCTGATATTTTTAGATGTGTACTAGATGAACAACATTTGTGCAATGTTTCTCACGAAATAAATAATATTAAAGATCGTGCTATTGAATTTACAAAATGGTTAGGAGATATAATTATAACAGATTTACCAGCAGCATTGCGAGAGCAATTAAAGAAAATATATGATTTCTTTGAACCTATTAAAACTCTTATAAAATCTGCAATGACTAAAATTTACGATGCTTTTACAACAATTAAAACAGAAATTGTAGATAAAATTTCAAAAATTTTTACAGATTTACAAAAAAATTTTACTACAATGTTTACAGAAATAGGAAATGGAATTAAAAATTATACCATGTTAATATATCAGAGTATAGATAATCTTCGTGCAAATATAGTAACAAAAATAACAAAAGTTTTTGATGATGTACAAACAAAAATTAAAGAAGAAATTATAGATAAAATAAATGATAACGTTATAAAACCAGTAAAACTTGCATTTGAAAAAATGTCAACTTTTTTTAGTAGTTTAATTGAAAAAATCATATCACCATTTAAAACAGTATTTGATTCAATATCAGGTGCATGTGTACCAGAACTATTAATTATCAATGCTACAACAATATTTAATGATATAAATATAGACTGGGCAAAAATTAGTATTCCAGGATTAAAAATTCCTAAAATTGCAATACCTAAATTTTGCCCATTTAGTGTAATTGGTACAGCATGGGAAGCTTTAAATACAACTATAACAAATGCATTTAATGCTATTTTACATCCTGTAACTACTGCCTTTGCTGCAGTTACAAAAGCTTTTGGTGAACTAGAAGCTACAATTACAAATGGTATAAATACAGTTAAAACCTTTATCAACGACAAATATACAGAAATAAAAACATATATAACTACTGCTTTTGAACCAATAAAACAATTCTTTAAAGATCTTGGTACAACAATATCAACTAAATTAGATGAGGCTTATACTTTTATAAAAGAAAAATTAGAAAAAATAAAAGATGGTATAACAAGTTTCATAAAAACAACTTTTAGAAAATTATTAAATATTATTCAAACTATAATTAACCCAATTATAAATGCATTTTTACTTGCATTTGATGCTTTCAAGAATATTTACAAATCATTTATTAATTTATTAAAGGATTTATATAAGGAAGTAGAAAAGCAAGTAACTATAATGTATAGATTTGTAGCTGATAGAATATTTTATACTTTATATATAGGTTATATAAATTTTATAAATACTGTATTATTTGCACTTCCTATTTCAAAAACAATGAAAATAAATTTAGTTAATATGGTATTACTTGTAGGTCTTATGGGTGTAGTTGTGTATTATTATAATATAATTGGGAATGCTGTAGCAACTGCTTTGAATGGTGGATTAACTATAATAGGTGATACATATGGTATCGTTGAAGCAACGTTATTACCAATTTTACAAACTATAGGTGATATAACCTATAGTATACTTGGTAATTTACCAACAATGACATTTGCTATGGATACCCTTTCATTTATTTCTCCTGTAACAGTAATACAAAATATTTTACAACAATTACTTGATGTTTCTGAGGTTGCAATTGGTACAGTTAAGGAGGTTATTTTAACACCTTATCTTATTGTAGTATTTGTATTTGTTTTAGTTATAGCAATATTAATGTCAATATATAAATATATGGATAGTGAATCAGTAATGACTACATTAATAGAAAAAATATTACCACTTCCTACAAAACCAACAATGCAAGAATTAAATACTAATAATATTACAAAAATTAATAATAATATTGAAAAATCCGCAAAAATACCTATAATAAATAACACATTAGAAACAAAATCATCTGGAGCAATTGATGAATTTACTGCAAAAATGGAAATTTTTAAACAAAGAGTTAAACTAATAGAAGAAGTTCGTAAAGAATTTGAATATAATTCAGCAACCCCAAATAAAGAGTTAGAAGTAAATTTAGAAAATATGAAAAGAAGATTAGATGAAAGAATAACTGAAATAGAAAAATTGGGTTATGATGCTGAAGATCACCTTAAAAAAACAAAAGAGGCAGAGCAAGAAAAATTAAAAAATTATTTGACAACACAAAATGAACTAACAGCAATAGCAAAAGCAGCAGCTGAAAAAGCAGCAATAGCAGCAATAGCAAAAGCAGCAGCTGAAAAAGCAGCAATAGCAGCAATAGAAGAGAATAATCCGTTTACACTAATAGAAAGACTAGCAAAAAAAGCAGCAGAAGAAGCAGCAGCAGCAAAAAAAGCAATAGAAGAAGCAGCAGCAAAAAAAGCAATAGAAGACGCAGCAGCAGCAAAAAAAGCAGCAGAAGACGCAAAGAAAAAAGCAGCAGAAGACATAGCAGCAGCAAACTCATTGGATACTTATAGAATTAATGTAGGTAAAGATGTAGTAGGTAATGACATTCATTACTTACTTTATTATTCATCATTTTCCGATTGTAAAAAAGAATGTGATAATCGTCCTGATTGTAAAGGATTTAATTTTCCATTAAATCAATATCCAAATGGGCGTGGAACTTGTTATATTAAGAACGATGTATCTAATAAAATTGATAATCTTGATTGGAATATATTTGAAAAGAATTCTTTGGGACCAGCAAACTTGGAAGGTTACAAAGCTACAATGGGTTTTGATGCTGGTGGTAATGACATTACTAATCTTAACAATGCATCGTTTTCAGAATGTAAAACTGAATGTAATAAACGTTCTGATTGTAAAGGATTTAATTTTTCATCTGGGAGTTATCCAGATAAGTTTGGAACTTGTTGGATTAAAAACAATGTATCTAACAAAGCTCCTAGTAGTACTTGGAATTTATTTGAAAAAACTATAATAGATAATCAACCAATAAAAAGTAAACTTAGAGATAATTTTTGTTTAGATGTTGCAGGTTTTGGTCAAGATAATGGTAATATAGTTCAGATGTGGGATTGTAATGGAGCTACTAATCAACAAATAAAATTAGATGATAAAAGTCGTTTAGTTTTTAATCATAGTCAAAAATGCTTAGATGTAAGAGAAGCACAAACTTTTAATGGTGCTGATATTCTGCAATGGGATTGTGGTGATGCGAATAATCAAAAATGGACATTGGATGATAATGGTCAATTACGTCCTAGACATGCTCCTTGGAAATGTTTAGATGTAGAAGGTTTTAAGACTAATGCAGGTGCAAGAGTAAGTTTATATGATTGCGGTGATACAGTTAATCAAAAATGGTTTATTTAGTACAACAAGTACAAAACAGAATAAAACATGGAGTTAGGTACAATATGGATAAAAACATGGAATCAGATACAATATGGATAAATTTAATTAAAAGTAAAACAAAGTAAACGAAAAATAAATATAAACATAAAATTAACATTTTTAAATTAACAAGTAATTTAAAAAATATAAAAAAAATTAAGGACGTGTAAAAGGAGTTTTAGCAAAGATGTAATCGTGTACATTATAGTTAATTGAATCTTGTGAGCATGATTTATTTTTTTTGTCAATTGGATTATCTAGTAAATCGTCGAATTTTTCTATTTTTACCATGTAAGAGTTGCCATTCATTAAATAATATAATCCAAATAGAACAATTATTAGTATAATTAAATGAGTAATATTGATTTCTTTATTCATTTACTATATACTTTTAAAAAAAATATTTATAAAATCTATTATAATATATTATTTATTATTATTTATAAAATACGAATATTTATTATTATTTATAAAATACGAATATTTTATTTATTTATATATTTTATAAAACATGAATAAAAAGAAAAGTGCGAAAAGATCAAAAGTTAGAATTTACGTAAAATCTGGAAAATTAGAAGGATATAGTATAAACGATTCTATGAAAAAAAGACGTTCTATTTTAAAAAAACTATCGAAAAAATCGCCTTATGCAACTATTATAAAAAGATTAAATGTATTAGCTATTTATAATAAAAATCGTTATCCAGAAACAACAAAAAAAATACAATCTGACATGTCTTATTTACGCAAAAATAATTCTATGAAAAAGCCTTCTATGAAAAAGCGTTCTACTAAAAAGAGTTCTATGAAAAAGCGTTCTATGAAAAAGCCTTCTATGAAAAAGCGTTCTACTAAAAAGAGTTCTATGAAAAAGAGTTCTATGAAAAAAGGTGGTGTAGTATGTCCATGTCCTAGAATAAATAGGTGTATGAGAAATAGGTGTATGAGAAATAGGTATAGAGGTCCTGGTAGTATGTGGTGATTTATTGTAAAATTGTATTATTTAATTCTTTAAATATTATTTTTTGGTCTGTTTTTGAAGAAGATGATTTTATTTTATTTTCTATATAATCAATAATGTCATTTAATCTAAAAAAATTAGTTTCTTTTTTAATTGCATTAAGAGTATGTTGAGTTAATAGTTCTTTTTTATCTAATAAAACGAGTAATTCTTTATATTTATGTATTTCTGAATATAAAAATATAGTTTTCATCTTTTTTTTCATTTTTAGACCTAATGGAAAGTAATAATTGCTATCTATGTCTACATCATCTAAATTGAAATCGTTTGATTTAATAGAATAAAGAGTAATAATTTTATGATATTTATTATCTGTAAAAAAAATAGAATAATTATTATCAGAAAGTAATAGAATATCTATTTCTAAAGATTTTGATATAATATATAAAGAAGTTTCATCTGGTTGAAAAAAGAATTCTTTACCCTTTATTATTTTTATAAAGTCTTTTTTATTTGTTATAACATATGGATCCCAATTTCCTATATTTATAGAATTTTTATATTTTAATCTATACTCTTTTATTATTTGCGAAAATTCTAAAATACTTAATTTATTTATATATTTAGATATATATTTACATAATGTATTTTTAGATGTTCTAAAACCACTATTTGATAAAGCACTTTCTATAGAAATAGTACAACAATCAGTTTTTATAAAAAATTTATCTGATACTATTTTTTCTATCCAATCTTCTGATAAAGATTCCCATTCATATGATATTTTATTTTTTTCTTTTTCTATAATATTTATTTCTTTATCTATATTTTCATAAATTTCTTCATCTATTTCTTCATCATCTAAATTTTCATATAAATTTTCATCTAAACTTTCATCTAAATTTTCATCGATATTTTCATTTAACGATTCAATTGTATTTGTAAAAATAGATGTATTATTCATTAATAGTATATTATAAAAAAAAATCGTTAAAAAATTGTTAAATAAAACTCTTTTAAATCATTTGATTTTGAGATCTTTTTTAAAGATCTTCTTCTATTTCGTCTATTATATCTCCTCTGTTGCTATATTTTATTTTAACATTGAAACCATAATTCATACACCCATCTATGATTTGTTCTTTTTCGTTTCCAAATTTAATTTTCATTGCACGTCTAAGATCTTTAATTTCTGGTATTCTAGTATTAGGATAATTGTTAGACCACCAACTAGAAAAGTGACTATAAATGGCTTTATTTGATTCAAATGAATTATTACTTTCTTCAAGTGATTGATCAAAGAATTCATTAAATTTATCATTATCAACTTTATATTTTGCAGTAGCTTTTGTTACTTCATCTGGTTCATTTATACCTTCTTCGAGGAATTTATTGTACCAATGTATAAGAATACTCATGAAATAAGGTCTCCATGATTTTATTTTATATTTAATAGTTGGATCAATTCTAAATTCGTTTGGTTTTACAGGATTATCACAAAATCTCGACTTGAATTCTACAACTCTGATTCTTCGCCACGTTCCACCGTCAACAGAACTTACAGAAGGAAGATCATTACAACACATAATCATGGTACCTTGAAGTTTAAATGTGATTGGGGCTTTAAATAGTTCTCTAGCAATAATAGTATCTCCTCCTGTATATTGTTTTAATATACCTGTACGTAATTTATCATCGTGTTCTGGTTCTTGAAATGTAAAGATTCTTTTTCCACGAAGTCTAACAACATCAGGAGAAGCATTTCCAGAACCTGCTCTTTTATTTGTAAGAAGGGAAACATCAACTGAAGTAATGTATTCTCCAAGAGTATTTTCTAAAAAGTTTACCAAAGTGGATTTACCGTTTGCTCCAGATAATCCTGTCCAAATATAAAATCTTTCATCTGGTGCTCCAACTAATGATTTTCCTAATACTTTTAGTGTATATTCCAATACTTTTCTATTTGGAATTATTTGTTTTAAAAATGCATAAATATCTTGTACTTGTTGGCAATTAGCATCATAATCTATGTAATCATATCCTGTAGAGAAAGTAATACAATCTGATTGAATTCCCTCTCTAAATGCTCCTTTATCAAAATCATATACACCATTACGAAATCCTACAAGATTTGGAATAGAATCTAAATTAATATAAAAATCAGGATCATATGTTTTAAAGAGATATACTAATTGTGAAATAATATTATTTTTAAAAGAAACATTTTCTAATTTTGTAATAATGTTATCCACCATTTGATTTCGCATATTTGCATCTAGTCTTTCTGTATTTACTAAAAAGTCTTGTAAATTTTTAGATTGCATTGATGTGTCGCTAACTTTAATTGAACGATAATATTTAGGAAGATCTTCTGAAATAATAATATTCATAAGATGACTTTTCTTCCATCTTACTCCTTCAAATTCGTACCATTCTGTATTTTTAATATCATCTACTCTAAAACGATTTTTATAAATATGAAAAATCGCTTTTGCAATTTGATAATGTGAACCACTTAAACTTGCTTCTAAATGTTCTTTAATATCTTCAGTTACATTAATTTCAGAATGCCAGTATTTTGTAGTCATACTAAGAAAAGTATTTGGATAATTTTTTGAAAATGATTCTGGTAAAGAGATACCGTTATCAGGAAATTGTCTACGAAGACATTCGGAATCTCTACATCTAATAAAAATCTTTGATTGATTGATTTCAAAATAAATTGGACTTGATTCTCTTGCATGTTCTCTCATCTTAAATGGGCAATATTTGCCATTAATAGAAATATAATAACAAAACATACCTAATTTATTTTGTTTTGCGTATATTTTTTGGATAGTAGTATCAAAATTTTGAATACATTCATTTTCTGTTTTTAATGATTTTAAAAGATGATTTAATTCCAAGTTAATTTTATCATTATCGATACCTTTAATAGTATTTTTATTTGTTTCATTGTTTTTAATTAATTCCTTTGTCTTTTCTGATTCTTTTAATTTGGATAATTCTATAATAGTTTTTCTTCTAACAGTTGTTTGTAAAAATTCTTCAAATGTTGTATTTTCTAATTCCTTAAATTCTTTATTGTCAATATTGTAAATTTTATAAACTTGTTCAAAGGATTCTTTTACTGATTTATTATATTTTTTAGAACCAAGTAAACGTAATCCAGTTCTATAAACGGATGTATCAATACAGTTAATAGAAATAGTTTTCAAGATTTCATTTGTAATTGTTTTAGCAATAGCGCTATTTACAATAATATTGTAAAAATTAATATGATAGTTATCATTTCTTTTTGATACAACATATTCTGTTTTTGGATTTACAAATAAAGATTCCAATACAGTTTTAGTTTTAATAATAATTTCTTTAACATCATCGTCAACTATTTTTTTTAAATTATTCGATTCATTTTTCGGGATTTCTAAATCTAAAAAATAAGCAAAGTTTGTATTATAAACTTTTTCAATCAAATAAAGGTCATTTCTTTTTTCTTTATTGGTCATTTCTTGGTAATAACGTTTATAAAAAACGTCAGCGTAATTGTCTGGGATATTATATTTCCCATTTTTAAAAGATAAGTGTGTTTGTTCATTTTCTGTATTTTTAGAAAATTGTAATATGTATTTTGAGAATGGTAGACTCATTTCTTTGTGATATTTAATTTATTTAAAAGTTATTTCAATTTTTTTATTAGCTCTAATAGTCCAATTGTAAAATTTATTTTATACATTGTATATTATATGACTAGTCTTTTAATTTTAATTAAAGATAATATTAACAATACATACTCTTTATATGATAATAAACACGAATTTGGATTTAAGAATTGTATTGATTTTTTAAAAAAAGAAACGTCTTTAGAATTTAAAAATGTTATAATAGAAGATAAATTATGTGAACTTTTTATTGAAAAAAAAAATATACAAAAGGGTTGGGTGTGGAATACAGATATAATTGATACTATGAAAATTTATACATTATCTTTTATATCTATAAAAAATAATAATTCTACTAAAGAGTCTTTTACACAAACAGAAACAATTGAAATGGTAGATAAAGAGATTCAAAATCCTAATCATATTTTTACAAAAAATTCTGCTAATCAAACAAATGAATCATCTATAGCATTACCATATAATCCAATTAATTATTTTAAATATGAAATTAATGAACAATTTAGTTCAACGTGTAATAAAATAACAAATAATTTTACAACACAAATACCCACGTCATTTATACAAGACCAAGGAGACCAATTTATAAAAAGAGACCAAGGAGACCAATTTATAAAAAGAGACCAAGGAGACCAATTTATAAAAAGTGATGATCAAGATTTTATAAAGAAAGATAAAAAATGTAATAATGATTATTCTTTAAATGATTTATTAATTACGGAATTAAAACAGCATTTAAACACAACAAATTATGGTTTACGAAGGCGTAGAAGGAGATTAGATTAATTTTTATAATATTATACCGTTAATTATTGTAATTTTTTTTATAAGTTTTTATATATGTCTCCAAGTCTTTTACAATTACAGGCTGTGGGTTTGCAAGATATTTTTTTGACAACAGATCCTCAAATAAATATTTTTAAATACAATTATTATCGTTATGTCAATTTTGCAACCGAAACAGTTAAATTAGGTTTTAATGAAAATGTAACATTTGGTAAAAGAATTACATGTGAAATTCCTAAAAGAGGTGATTTATTATCAAAAATACATTTACATTTGCGATTACCACCTATTGTAAAAAACGGTGGTACATATGCATCTTGGACTGACACTCTAGGATATGCAATATTTGATGATTTTATAGAATTACAAATTGGTGGAGAAATTGTTGACAAATTATATCCTCAATTTTTAAATGCATGGGATGAATTAACAACAACTTCAAAAAAAGTAGGTAAAAATTTAATGTTGTTAAAATCTGATACATATGTTGCAAGTAAATATAATGCTGAAAAATATGTTGATTTGATTATTCCTTTGGATTTTTGGTTTACGAAACAATATAATCTTTCTTTACCATTACTTTGCATGGCTTATCAAGATATTAAAATAAGTTTTAAATTAAAACAATTTTCAGAGTGTATAAACTATGATGGTGACGAACCATTAGCTATACCTATATTAAATGCTAATATTATAGCTGAATATATATTTTTGGATGATGTAATAAGAGAAAAATTTTTGGATGTAAAACATCAATATATTATAGAACAAGTACAGTATAATGGAGATGATTTAATATTACATAATACAGATGTATATAATAGTAAATTAAGATTTAATTATCCATGTAAAGAATTTATTTTTTTTGCGGTAGAAAATAATAATATAGAAAACAATAATCATTTTGTGTATTCTAGAACACCTGATGATGAACCTTTAATTAGGGAAGCTTCTTTATTATTAGATGGTAAATTACGTTTTGATAGTCTTCCTGAATTTTATTATCGTAGTGTATTCCCAGATAATGTTCATTCTGTTATTCCTACTAAATATATTTATACCATGCCTTTTAGTATTAAACCAGAAGGTAATCAGCCAACTGGATCTTTAAATGCATCAAAATTTAATGATATTACATTATTTTTAAAATTACCACATGATAATGTAGATTTAACATTGTATGTTTTTGCAATTTCATATAATGTATTGATTATTAACAAGGGGTTTTTAACAATGGAATTTATGTAAACTTTTTAAAAAATACTTTTTTAAAAAAAAAGTAACCAAAAAACAAAGCTACGCTTAAAATTTTAAAAAGTATTTTTTTGGTTACTTTGTCAAGCGTAGCTTTGTTTTTTGGTTACTTTGTCAAGCGTAGCTTTGTTTTTTGGTTACTTTGTCAAGCGTAGCTTTGTTTTTTGGTTACTTTGTCAAGCGTAGCTTTGTTTTTTGGTTACTTTTTTTTTAAAAAAGTATTTTTTTAAAAGTTTATTTTTTTAGTTTTAGATACATTAACCAATCCTAATGTATCTGTAAGTTTAACGTTTTTTATCTCTGTATGAATAATAGAATATCTATTAGGCAAATTTGATTTATACTCTTTAAAAAGAGTTCCTATTTTATTAAAATATTTTTTTGGTATAATATCTCCATTAGTTTGTAATACAAAATGTGGTCCACTAAATTTATCAAGATGAAACCAAATATCATTCTGTTTACTTGATTTAACAATAATATCATTTTCTTTTCTAGATTCACCTATAATAAGATTATATTCTTTATTATTTTCATCTACATATATAGTAAAATTTTTCATAAATATATATATTTGTGTATATATTTGTGTATATATTTCATTTTTTAATTAAAAATATCTTATACATTTTTTTTTTTTAAAAAAATTATTTTATTTTATTAATGTATAATAACTATTATGGAATATATAAAAGATTTAGATTCTACTGTTGAAAAAACAATGAGTCCATTTAAAAAAACAGCTTATCTTAAAGCTGTTTTACATCTCGTATTAGTTTTATATTCAGCTAGATTAGCACCATCTTTACCAGTTGAAGTACTTTCTTTGTTTGAGAATCAATATTTTAAATTATTTATTTTTTCATTAATTCTTTGGACAGCTCAATTTAGTCCTTCTACTTCTATTTTAATTGCTATTGCCTTTATGGTTTCTATGAATGCAGTAAACAAGAAACCATTATGGGAATTTTTAGAAAATATTGCTTCTGAAGAACAAAAAAATGAAGAATCAAAAGTTATTATAACACCAAGTCAATCTATGGAAGCTGTTAATGTATTAGCTCAAGCAGCATCTTCACCTGAAGCTATTCCTGCTAATACTATTGCTGATATTACAAACATTGCTGCAGCTAATGTTACTACACAAGAAGGAGCAGATGCTTTGAAACAATTAGCTCAACAAGCTGTTACTCCAGGACCAGTACCTCAACAAATAGTTGCTGAAGCTGTTCAAGAAATAGTATCTTCTATTTCAGCACCATCACAGTCACAAGAATTTGCACCATCACAGTCACAAGAATTTGCACCATCACAGTCACAAGAATTTGCACCTACACCATCTGAAGCTGTTAATGCACTAGCAAATGCAGCTGCGTCTCCATCAGCTGCTTCTCCTGAAGCTGTTACAGCTATAGCAAACATTGTTGTTCCAAGTATTACTACAGAACAAGGTGCTATAGCTTTACAACAGTTGGCTCAACAAGCTGTTGTACCAGAAGCTGGAGCTCCTGAAAAAGTTGCTCAAGCTGTTCAAGAAATAGTATCTTCTATATCATCACCAGCAGCATTCGCACCAGCACCTACACCTATTCAAGCTATTAATGTACTAGCAAATGCAGCTTCTTCTCCAGAAGCTTCTTCTCCTCAAGCTATTGCAGCTATAACAAACATTGTTGCTCCAAGTGTTACTACAGAACAAGGTGCTGTAGCTTTACAACAGTTAGCTCAACAAGCTATTGTACCAGAAGCAGGAGCTACTGAAATGGTTGCTCAAGCTGTTCAAGAAGTAGTATCTTCTATACCAACACCTATAGTAGGTCCAAAGGTAGAAGATTCTATAGAAGCAGTTAAATTATTAGCACAAGCTGCAGCTTCTCCTGAAGCTTCTTCTGCTCAAGCTGTTTCAAATGTTGTAAATATTGCTGCCGCAAATATTGATTCACCTGAAGCTGAAAATGCTTTAAAAATATTAGCTCAAGAAGCTGTTACACCAGGTGCAGCAAGTCCAGAAGTAATTACTGAAGCTGTTAAAGAAGTTGTTGCAGCTATGCCTGCAGCTGAACCACCAGTTATTGGAGCTCCTATTGCATCAATTGCTCAAAAAGTTTCTGTTTCTGAACCAGCACCTGCCGAAGGATGTTTTCCTATTAGAAGATATGATATGGGTAAAGTAGAATATTCTACAGTAGCAAGCAAGAGTTCTAATCCTGTTTTTGAAGATTATGCACCATGGGTTAAAAAGTAATTGAATAATTTAATTTTATTAATAAAAAAGATATATTAATAAAAATATTTCAATGTATTTAAGTAAAAGAGGATTTGTATTAAAAAAGAATGAATTAGACGATTCTGAAATAAAAGAATTAAAAAAAATTTTAGTAGCAAGACCTTTAACTGATTCCAAGTTTATAGTAAATGTAAAAAATGACCCATCTTTTCCTATTTATATAGAAACGAAAAATAAATTATATATTCCAAAAATGTACGGTATAGAAAAATATGGGGATCCTAAACTATATTTACCTAATTATATAGGTAAAAGTTGGGAAAATGAAATAGTATTTAAAGGGACTTTATTAGATAGACAAATAGAACCAGTAAACGTTTTATTAAAAGCATGTAAAGAAAAAGGTGGAGGAATTTTATCTTTGGCCGCAGGATTTGGTAAAACTTTTTGTGCATTATATGCGTTATCTAAATTAAAGATGAAAGCTATTATAGTAGTAAATAAAATTCCTTTAATGAAACAATGGCAAAATGAAATAGCTTCATTTTTACCAGATGCAAGAGTAGGTATTATTCAAGGTCAAAAAAACATTGATGTAAAAGATAAGGATATTGTTATTGCAATGTTGCAAAGTTTATCAATAATTGATTACCCTGATACTTTATTTGAAGATTTTTCAATATCAATTTATGATGAGGTACATAATATATCAAGTCGTGTATTTTCTAAAGTATTATTTAAATTATGTTCAAAATACACAATAGGATTATCTGCTACACCAAATAGATCAGATGGTTGTGAATATGTATTTAAATGGCATATAGGAGAAATTATATATAAAGGAAGTGCAGAAAGAAAAGGAATGAATCCTATTATAAAAAATCTAAAGATTGATAGTACAGAATATAAAGAAATATGTACAATGAATAAATTTACTGGTAAAAATACTATTCAATTTACAAGCATGTTAACTGAATTGGTTAAAATGGAAAAAAGAAATAAATTAATTATAGAAATTATAAAAGATTGCAGAAAAGAAAATAGAAAAATACTTGTTCTAAGTGATCGTCGTAATCATTTAGAAAATTTTTATAATTTATTAGAAAAAGATACATCTGTTTCTTTTACATATGGATTATTTGTAGGTTCTATGAAAATTATAGAATTAGAAAAGAGCAAGGCGTGTGATGTTATTTTAGCTACTTATGCTGCTTTTTCAGAGGGTGTATCTGAAAAAGATCTAGATACATTAATTTTAACAACTCCTAAAAAATTTATAGGACATTTAAAAAATGCAACAAAAAATGAAAACTTTAAAATTGAACAAATTGTTGGTAGAATTTTTAGAAAAGATCATACTGAACGTAATCCTATGATAATAGATTTTCAAGACAACTTTTCAGTTTTTCGTGCACAAGGAAATAGTAGAAAGGTATTTTATAAACAACATTTTAAAAATGTAATTTTTGAAAATAATAGTATTAATTTAGATGAACATGATGATATTAAAATAGAATATATAAAAAGTAACAAGAAAATTGAAATAATTGAAAAAGATGAAAGAGATGATACGTGTCTATTAGATAAGTGTTGTATTTTAGAAGACTAAAATCTTATATTACACCACGTTTACTAGAAAGATTAAAGTTGTCAATAACATCTTGAATTTCTGTAATTTCTAATGTAAAAGAATAATCCAGATCATTAAATTCATATTCTGTTCCATCATAATTTACTATAGAAAATTCTAAATCTTCTAAACTATTTAATGGAACAGTATCAAAATTTTTAGGATTACTTAAAAAAGTAAATACCATACTTCCAGGTGATTCTGATAATGATATTCTTGCAAATACATTATTTACTTTACCAGTATTCATCATTGTAGAAAGTTGAGGTGAACATAAAAATGAATAATTTTCTCCTTGCAAATTAATAGATCTATTTAAAACACTATTTTTTGTATTTGTTTGTTGACCATTAAACCCATGTAATAAACTACTTATATATAAATTACTACCTCCACCTTTTTCAGTGGATGTAGCAAACGCTCCATTATTATAAAATGTAAAAGTATCTTTGTCAATAATATCTCTAACCATAAATTCTTTCGAGTTTATATTTAATTCTGATATACCTCCTATATTAATAGAATTATATATATAAAACTTTTGATCAAAACCTATAATACCAGATGTACCAGATGAAATAATAGGATATGAATAAGGAATTGTAAATGTATCAGGACTAGTTATAGTAATATTATAACTATTATCAATAGATGGTGTACTATTTGTTTGATTAAAACGTATTAATTGATTATTTGAAAAATTATGTGGTAATTGTGTTTGCACTTTTATTAAAGAACCTAAACCACTAGATGGAATACCAGATGTATTTTGTATACTAATAATTTTATTAAAGCTATGACTTGGAAAAGAAACTGTAAAAAGACCTGTTGATAAATAAGCAGTTTCATTTAAAATTGTATCTGTATTAAATGTATTAATAGCTGTGTTTATTACTACACTATTAGAACTTGGAATTGCATAAATTGTATAAGGTATATTTGCTATAGGTGGTGACGTTTTTATATTTTTTAACATTATAATATCTCCTAATTGCAAATTGTGATTATGACAAAGTAATGTAGTAGTACTTGATGAAGTAATAATATTTGATATATGTATAGTATAAGTAGTTAATGGTTTAAATCTTGAGATTTTTCCACTAGAACCAATATCATTATTAATACTTTCTCCTCCAGATGGAAGAGAACCTCCTATTACAAAACTTTTATCATCAAATACATTTAATAATTTAAAAGTATCATCTAAATTAGGTGTAGTTTTTGTTTCTAATAAAGTAATGTCGGTACCTATATTTGATAATGTATAATTATGTATTGTATGTGTTGTAACTAAAATAGTGCCTGTATTGTAATTTGATATAGATTGTATATTATAAGTTATACTATTAAAGACAACTTGTCCAGAATTATAGCTTTCTAATACTAATTTAGAATTAATACTTGCTAAAAAAGAAGTACTTGATACAACATCTGTAATAATAAGAGCTCCGTCTATATTAGGTGAAACACCACTTGAATACATAATACATGTTTTTCCTAAAAAATTTGTTGTTTTTGATAAATTATGTGGTGTTGTAGTTGTGATAATAGCTTGATATAAATTTGTTATAGATTTTATATATGTATTAATTAATTCTGAACTATTTTCTAATGGATAACCTATATTTTGAGCAATTGTTGTAGAATGTTCTCCAAATAAAAGTTGAAATGGTGCAATTTTACCAGTTTTCAACGTATTTCCACCACCAGTTAGTGTTTGTGAAGCATTTACATTTACTTCAAATATAAATGTATTTGGATTTAATACAGTGATCTTTTGTTTTGTGTTTATAGTACTACTTTGTATACCAGCTAATGTTTGAGCACCAACTAAATATATATTTTCTCCAGACACAAACCCATGATCTGGTGCAGTTACTACTATAATTCCAGTATTTACAGAAGTTTGCAAAGAATTATTACTTAATTGTGTTAATATAAGAGAAGTAAATGTAACTACATCTGTATCAATATCCAATGATACTAAAAAATAATGAAAACTTCCCAAGTTGTCTTTTCTTTTTACTAATGAAACTTTATTAGCAATTTCTGATTGTAAAGAAGTAGAAACATAACTACCTGTACGTAACTGAACAGAATATTCTGGATATGTTTTTGTAATAGCATTTAAAGTGTCATTTACAATATCTTCTTGGTTTCTCCAATAAATATGATGATTAGATGTGTTTATTACAGCATTTGTATTCGGAAATTCTATACTAGATAAACGAATTGTTTTTACATTATAAAAAGTCTTTCCTAAAAATATTTTAAAATAACTTGGTTTTTTATATAACAATTTATCACGATCTCTTGAATCAATACTTATATAAGTTAAAATTTCTTTTGTTTTTCTATTTTGTTGTTGATTACCTCCACTTTGTAAACTTTTTAAAGAAGCTGTCACACCAAAACGATTAGTATTCATAATACTTTGATCATCAGTATCTTCTTCTAATCGAACACTTCTAATAGATAATCTATCAAGACTTTCTTTTAATTTTCTTTTTTCACTTATTTGCTGTTCATTTTTATAATAATTTTTAAATTCGTTATTAAAATCTGATTGAACTTCATTTGTTAAATCAGGTTCTGATATAAAACTATTACTATTTAATAGATCATTTTCATCAAAATCCATTATTTATTGTCTATTCTTAATTTATTTTAATAAATTATTATTTATTAACATACGTAATTATACTAATTATTTTTTATAGAATTAATTGCTAGCAAAATAAAAAGGCCAAATATTAAATAAGATATTACTTCCATTACTTCCTCATTATCATACATGTTAAATTGACGAGAAACTAATTCTCTACATTTACGACATTCGGATATGTGTTTTATATAAATATCACATCCTAATTCATTAATATTTTCAAATTTCTCTAATTTCTCTAATTTCTCTAACTTCTCTAATTTCTCTAATTTAACTTCTTTTGTTTTTTCAGTTAAATCCATTCCGTATTCATTTTCTTTGATGTTATATGGTTTGTATTTGTTTTCATTATTATATTCGATATTTTTAACTTCATCAGATATAGGTATATTATAATATCTTAAATTATTTTGCACCTGGTTTTTTTCAAATGTATTACTCGCAAAATCTCCTACATTATTACTATTAGATATTTGCGGATAAACTATTTGCTGTTCTTGTTTAACTTCCTGTAAAGGTGCTTGTTGTTGTGTTTGTTGTTGTACTTGCGATTCTTGTAAATTACTATATAAAGATTCATCATATACTTTATTTGAATTTTCAAAATTTGGAAAAACACTTTTTATATATGAATAACTCATACCTTATTAAATATTACTTTGAAAAAAAAATTTCCAAATTAAAAATTATTATTATCTTTATATATAATAATAGATGTTTGATAAATTTATAAGTGAAATAATTAAAGGAGCATTTATAGCTTTTTTATATTTACAAATAACATTGACAAATGACACGACAATAGAAAATATTATCAAATTTACGTTTTTTTATATATTAATGGTATATGGAGCTATATTATCCGACATACCAACTACTACAATCACAGGAGCATTTTTAACAAAAACAGTTTTTACATTAGTTGATGAAAGAATTAAAAAAAAGAATAATACAAAAAATACAAATGATAAAATTATAGAATTTCTTTAATAACTCTTTTTAATACTCTTTTTAATACTCTTTTTAATACTCTTTTTAATACTCTTTTTAATACTCTTTTTAATACTCTTTTTAATACTCTTTTTAGCACTCTTTTTAGCACTCTTTTTTTTATATTTTCTAATACTCTTTTTAGCACTCTTTTTTTTATATTTTCTAATACTCTTTTTAGCACTCTTTTTTTTATATTTTCTAATACTCTTTTTTGTATTAAATGTAATATTAAATGACCCTTTTACTTTAGCTTTTCTTTTTTTAGCTAGATCTATACTTTTTTTACCAATTTCTTTAAAAGTTTTTGGTGTTTTAGAAGTAATGCGTTTAGATGGTCTACATAAAGGATATTTTAATTTAGAATTAACACTTTTTCTACCACATGATTTGTAACCAATTACCTTACCGCTTTTATTTTTAATAGGTCTATTTAAATCAATCCATTTTTCTTTATACCATCTTAATATTCCCTTTTTGTTACTCTTCTTACCTTTATATTTTCCCCCTAGACGTTTATATTCTTTAACTATCCAACTTGATTTATAAATACCAGTTTTTGATTGAAATTTTTCATCAGCTTTTTTTTTTACCTTATTATATAAAACTTTATCTATTGGTTCTGACATTATTATATATTATACTTATATTTTATATATTAATTTAATTACATTTTCATTACGTTACCTTTTTTTGGTCTTCCTCTCTTTTTTTGCATATTTATAGGAATATTTTTAAAAATATCATCAGATGTTTCTGTAATTTCCTTTTTACTTATCTCTTTTTCTTTTTTTCTCTCATTCATTGTTTTTAAAATATTATCTATATCAATTCCATCTGGGGAAATATAATTTGTATTTGGAGCATTCATTTTTGATGGTAAAGCATCTTCTGATGTTTCAGTTTGATTTCTTAAATCTGAAGCATTTGGTATAACAGATTCACTTGCTCTTTGAAAAAAATTTGCTTGGATATTTGGTTGAATATTTGTTTGTTGACGTTGTTGATATTGTTGTTGTTGTTGTTGGTTATACATTTGTTGTTGATATTGTTGTTGTTGTTGTTGGTATTGTTGTTGTTGATATTGTTGCTGTTGTTGTTGATTATTAGTTTGTTGATTATTAGTTTGTTGATTATTAGTTTGTTGTGTAGGAGCTTTATTCATTAAACCTCCTAATAAAGAAGTTATTGCACTATTTGTATCTAATTTTGATATTTTTTTAGAAATAGTAAACATTGTAGCTGAACTAAAAATCATAAATATAAATCTAAGTTCTGGTGACATTTGTCCTCTTCCTTTATATTTTTCATATAGTTCAGCCATAACTTCATCGTATTCTTGATTTTCCATAGAATATCCCATAGCTTCACTCCATCCATCTAAATCAACTCCAACTGGATCAAATTTGGTATTTAACATTTCAATACCTTGTACACCTAATAGTAACATTCTTTTGAAAAATGCAACGTTTCTTTCACTAGAAATTTCACTCTTGATTCTTTCAAATTCATTTCTAATTTCATCTAGTGTACAATTCATATCTAGACGTAAAGAACTCCATTTTCCTTTTACATTTAGTTTATTAAATTTATATAAAAATTCACTTTTCTCTTTTCTTATAGCATCATTTTGATTTTCTCTTGAAACTAATTTTTCTTTTCTACGTTTTTGTTTAGAATCATCAGATGAACTACTAGAAGAGCTACTTGATTTAGATGATTTAACAGATTTTTTTAAGAAATCTTCTTCTTGTTGTCTCTTTACTGTTGGAGATTTCTTTGATATAATAGATATATCTTCAATTGATTTAATTTTCTTTTTATTTGCCATTAATTCTAATTGCGATAAAGAAATATCTTCAGATTCTAACTGAGCTTTTGATGATTTTTGTTTTTTTGAAGATTTTAAAGAAGAAGAAGAAGATAATGATAATTTATCATCAACCTTTTCGGATGAAGATTTTGATTTATTTTCTTGTTCCATTTAAATTATAATAATAATATAAATGTTGTTTTTAAACAAATATACTTTTTTTAAAAAAAAGTAACCAAAAAAATAATAGACTTTTATATACGTTTAAATAGACTTTTATATACGTTTAAATAGACTTTTATATACGTTTAAATAGACTTTTATATACGTTTAAATAGACTTTTATATACGTTTAAATAGACTTTTATATACGTTTAAATAGACTTTTATATACGTTTAAATAGACTTTTATATACGTTTAAATAGACTTTTATATACGTTTATATAGACTTTTATATATTCATTTTTTTTAAATCTCGTATATGATTTTTGTTTTATCAATAATCCATAATTCATAGTCGTAGTCTAATCTATTTTTCTTGTATTTAATAATTTTATTACTATTTTTATTAAGAATGTCTTTTAATCTTGACCTAGGTGACTTACTAAAAGGAACCGGAGTATCCCAAGATCTGCAACAAAATATTCTAAAATTAATGGTTTGTCATTTGTAAGTAATATATTCATATTTTCACATAAATGAGACGCCTTTATAAAATTCATAAGATGACTTAATTTAAATTTTCCTTGTACAATTTTATCATTTGTTTTCTCAAATTTAATAGAACGAATATCTTCTCCATTTTGTTGTAAAAGTGTTTTTTGATCTTTGTTTAATTTATCATCTATTTCGCTAATAGCAGTTTTAAAATCTGCTAAACCATCATCGCAACTAAAAATAAGTTGTTTTCCTATACTTTTTATTTCAACAACTTTTCCTTCTAATAATTGAATATCTTTAATAATTTGTTGAAATTGAACAGAAGGCATATTAATTACATAATCAAACATAATATCTGATACATTAATTACTTTATCGTCTAATGATAATAATGGAATTTTATAATCCTTTACTTTACCCATAAATGGATCTGCTAATTCAATACCTAATTTATCTTCTTCATCTTTATTCATATATAAAGTAATTGTTTCTCTTCTATTTGCAGATTTAATAGTTTTGAAAAAAGTATTTGTGTCAATTCCTAAAATTACAGGTTTGTCACATTTATAACTTTCAAATTTATTTGCATCTAATTTTACATATGTCAAAGATACTTTCGAGACATCTAAAGTTGAAATTTTAATACAATCCTTGTTAATTAAAATATTAGTTTCTTTAATATAAGGTTTTATGACTTCAAATAAATTTTTAATAATGACACTTTTTAAAGTTTTAATTTCAAAAATCCTTTCTGTCATTTTTAATATTAAAAAACTTTATGTTTAAATTAAATTAAACTTTTTAAAAAAAAGTTTTATCAAAAAATAAATAAAATAAAATATAATAAAATATAATAAAATATAATAAAATAAAATATAATAAAATATAATAAAATAAAATATAATAAAATATAATAAAATAAAATATAATAAAATATA